AGAAACAACTGCAACTTCCTCATCGTCAGTAGCTGTTTCCCAAATACCAAGCATCCGCATAACGTCGCCAAAATTCATGCCAGCTTCTTCTACATCAGCCCAAAGATCAGGGAAATATTTCATGAAGCGATCAACAGTAACGGCACCCTTTTCACTATCTGTTATTACTTCAGATATAATTAGACCATAGTCACGAAAACGTTCTTCTAATACGTCCATTACTGGGGTATCGCTTGCTATGTCGTCAATCCTATTAACATAAAGCACAGCAAGTTGGCTGTATTTATCAAAATATGATTTCGCCTTTTCTAAATCGTCGTCTTTTAAGACGCCACTATTTATATCAGAGTTGATTTCGTGAAGAGCAGTAGCAAGTTTTACTCCGCTATTCTCTATTCGTTCTTCTAGTGTTTCCAGAAAAGACTCATAATATTCAGCCTTTTTCTCATCTGTCTCAAGAATCGGGAATACTACGCCACCGTTGTTTTGATATTCCTCTGTGACCCTCATGTAGTCACTGTACACAGATTCGAGATCCTTATATCTGTTTTTATAAGTGTTCTCATCTTTCCATGACAGCAAATTATCATTGTATTTGGCTGCGGTGGCCAACTCCTCGTACAATCTAACTTGAGTCTCTAATAAGTTCTTTTCTTGTTGCAATTGATAAAGTCGCTGATGTTCACTGGTTGTAATCGTTCCGTCTTTACGTTTTGCCTGAAGTTTGTCGTATTCATCTTGAACAACTTCAAGTTGCCTTTTATTCTCGTCTAACTTACTATTTAATTCTTCGACGCTATCATATGCTTCGTCAATTCTGGTAATTAGCGCTTTTACAACAGCGCCAATAGCCAACATTATTCCGACATTAATAGCCATCTGCCCAAGAGTGGAGCCAATACCTTTCAGTCCGTCCTTAAACTTTTGGAGACTGCTAGTCGTTTCCTCAGCAGATTTGCCGATTCCAATGATATCCTTTACCACCTTATCAAACTTTACCTTGCTTGACAACAAAATAGCGAGACCGCTCGCTACGGTAGTAGTAGATCCAAGCGTTTCAGTGATCTTTGTGATCAACTTAAGAATCTCGGTTCCCATAGATACAAGATTCTTTGCCATATCAGAATTTATAAACGTAGACCAGAATTCCTGAGATTGTGTAGTTAGTACGTTGAGATGTCCCTCTAAAGACTCTAAATATTTATTCTGTTCTTCGAGAGCGCTTCCTGCGGAATCTTGAACCTTCTTAAAAACAGATTCAATTAAAATGTTTCCCTCGTCGTCTAAAGATTCTAGAATACTCGCAAGAACATTACTTCTATTTTTCCCGGCAAGCAACTCAAGAAGAGCGTTCTGACGATTTTCTCCTGTCTTAGCGTCTTCTTCTTTGATTTCATCCCAGATCTCAGCGATGTCTCTTAATATCTCGTAAGTTGAACGATAGTTACCTTCTGCATTGAGTAACGAAACTCCCATTTCCTTGGTGGTAGTTTTTGTTAGCCCAAGAACCTTATCATTAAGTTTTGAAGCCGTTGTAATGACAAAATCATCAACGTCCTCACCAAGCTCTTCAAGTTCCTTCTTAGCCGCTTCGGTACCCGTGATTCTAAGAGAGATAGTTCTAAGTCCCGCAGCAACCTTTAGAGGATCTTGCAGAATAGCATTACCACCAACCATCAAAGCAATTGCTTCATTAATGTCGTTTCCGGCAATCTTAAGCGTTCCCGCCGCTCGCTGTAAACCTTGAGCGAGATCAGAAGTGCTTATACTAAAACTATTACCTATATTATTTAATTTATCAATTATGTCTAAAGAATTAAGCCCGGTTTCCATCTCACTATATGCCTGAGTCATTGAGATCAAAGCATCTGTGGCTTCATTAATATTATCAAACTCAGACACGTTCATAAGAATGGCGGTATTCTTTGCAAGTTCAGAAGCGTCATTTAATGTTTTACCAAGACGCATGTAATCTGCGGTAGAAGACAGAATACTTGTTGCCGTAGTGCCATTTGCTTTAGCCACTTTATAAGATTCTTTTACGTAATCACGTAAGGAAAGAACAGTTTCATCGGAAACTTTTCTCATCTCTGTAAATTGCTTATCCAGTTCTTTTACAACTTGGAAGCCATTCCGTAATTCAGAGAAAAATCTTCTTACAAGCATAGCAGCACTAAAGGCGTAGCCGAAACTCTTGAAGATATCCTTAAAAGCATCCATAGCTCCAGCTAAACCAGACATTCGTTGAACATCATACTGTAATTTCTTAAATGCTTCCCCGGTCTCTCCGGCTTGCATAGTAACCGTGTGAAGATCTCCATTAATCGTTCTAAAAGTACCAGTAAACAACCTTCCGTTTTGAGAGATTTTAACAGTTTCTATGTCAACATCTTTTAACGAAAGAATATACTTTTGAAGGTCATCAGAGCTAAAAATGCTACTTAGATTAATTGACCTCAATTCACCTAACTCGGTACGATAATTGCTAAGGTCAGAGGCAACCGTGCGAATGTTTTCCATGTCTTCATGAGAAATAATATCGCCATTTTTAACCTTTAACAGTTTACTTAATTCTTCTGCCTTAGTTTTAGTTTCAGATAATTTGTTTTTAAACTCTTCCGTTTGTCCCGTGATCCCGTCGTAAGCTTTTAGTTCTTGTGTGGCAATATCTAATTCTTTCTTCCTCAGAGCTATAACGTCCCGTTGTTTGGCAGAACGTAGCTCTTCCACAGATTTCCGCTGTTCCTCTGTTATAAGGGTGTTGCTATCAAGTTCCTTTTGAGCGGCCATCATTTCTTGATAAGCTCGTGAACTTTTAACAACATCTTCGTTTTCTCTTTTGTTAGAACCACTCAAACGCCTACTTGCATCGTAGTACGCATTAACAGCTTTTGTAAGACGATCATAGGCTTTAGCTGCATTATCTGCATCTTCTTTTGCTTTTTTCTCAGAGGCTGTTTTCGCAGCGTCTGCTATTTCTTTAGCTGTATTTTGTTTTAAGTTCTCATAAGCCAATTTAGCGCTTTCAACTTGGTTCGCCATAGTGGCATCTAAAATACCAGCCGATTTGTTTAATTCTTCATAAATCTTATTTTCATCTTCAAGATATTTAATCTGTTTTTGGATTTCGTCAGTCATCTCATTTGAAGCTGACTTTTTTAATTCTCCTTGAAGTTTTGTTAGCTCTTTGTAATTCTCAAGGATTGCATTATAAGCGCTCTTATCAATAAGATCAGATGTTGTTTTAACCTTGCCGATCCCGTTTTTCATGATCGTTGCCAGATTGGCAAGTTCATCCTTCTTCGTAAGAACTGTATCAAGGAAGTTGATGAATTGATTCATTCCAGCTGGAATTTCTTTGAATGCATCCTTTATGCTTGTTAAAATGTCAGGAATCCGAGCCATTTGGTCTACGGTAGTTTTTGACACTTTACCATCGGAAATCACAAGTAAGAATTCGCCAAGATCAAACAAACCCTTAGAGTTGTAATCCATGGTAAGCCCTTGGAATTTCTTAAGAACATCCGCATATGAATGAAGATTGGTAATATTTTTACCATCAATTGTTTTACCGTTAATCTCAGTTAAAGCATTTGCTAAAGCTATAAGATTTGTGTAATCTGACGGAAGAACTTCCTCGGTAAAATTAATATCAACACTTGCTCGTTGCAACCCTTCAAATCTAGTAGCAATGTCTTTGTCAACCGTAGTCTTATTTAGAATTTTTATTGAATCTGAGAACGCCTTAAACTTACCAGTGTCTACATTTGGCATTGTAAAGGAAATAGAAGATATCTTGTTGACGGCTTGGGATGCCTGGCCTAACTTACTAGATAGGTCATCTTGGATATTGATGCCATTTAACGTATTGACGCCAGTAACAAATTTGCTAAAACCACCAAAATCCTTTGGTAGATTTGTTGATAAAACTCGCAATGTCCCAACGACATCTGAGATCTTTTCAAGTTTTCCGTTCTTACCACTTAATCCTTTTGCTAGTGTTAAACCGCTTAATCCGTTAACACTCTTGACAAAGTTATCTAGCCCAGAATAATCCTTTGGAAGTTCCCTGTTAATACTTTGCAATATTTCGACAAGTGGAACTATTTCACGAGTAAAATCTTTAACCTTTTCAAAATTATAAGATACTAGGCGGCCTAGCGCATTTCTAAATTCATCAAACCCTAAATACTCTTGCGGAATGTCATGTTTCGTGCTTATGAGTATATCAACTAATACGCTAGATTCAGTTATAAATGTCTTTAATTGTCCAAAATCGTAATTCTTTAATCTATTTACAGCATTGATAAACTCATCGAAACCGGGATAGCTTTGTGGAGTTTCGCTGCTAATAGTAAACAATATATTGTTAAATGTTTCTGCTTGGCCTACAAATTCTAATAAGCTATGAAAATCATACGATTTTAAACGATTTAATGCATTTATAAATTCGTCAAATCCATGATAGTTTTGTGGTGTCTCGGCACTAATGGTCTTTAGCATCTTATTAAAAGACTCTGCTTGGTTAACAAAATCGAGTAAACCCTTAAAATCATATCCCTTCAATCTATTTAAGGCATTTACAAGCTCGTCAAGCCCAGAGTAATTTGGAGTGCCGTTTTCATTTGCAAAATTGATTTTGCTTAAACTATTAATCCCAGCGGTAAGTTTGCTAAAATCATACGTTTTGCCATCAGAAAGTGTCGCTATGTCATTGACCACAGTTGTGACATCTTTAAAAGCTTTCATTGGCGGGAGGAGCCCATCAAATTTTGAACTCAGATCTTTGCCAGTTACGCTGATTCGATTTAATTTATTTAGCTCTTCGATAATATTGTCAAAACTCTTATACTCGCCACGTATATTTTCGTTAATTTCGTTAAGCTTTCCAACAAGATTTGAAAATATATTCAAAGAATCGGCATACCCAACAATTTTGTCTTTTACCTCTTTCCCGGTACTTTCTAGTATATCAAAAGACTTTAAAGCGCCAAGAAGTATCACAAACTTCTCCCTATCAACGCCATCTCCCGCTAAATCATTGATATTTTTAAGATGCGGAACAACGTCTTCCATTGTATTAAGCGCACCGGGCAAATATTTGAGCTTTTCCGAAATCTGTTCGCCAGTTATATTTAATTCGTTTAGGTTATTAAGCCCAGATATGGTTTTTAGTTTTTCACCATCAAATGGCACCAACGATTCATTAATAGTTTTCAAGTGCTTGGCTACACTTTCAAGAGTTCTCATAGCATCTGGCATGCCCTTAAGTTTTGCACTGATTTCTGCCCCAGTTATGTTCAAACTCTTTAGACTTTCAAGTTCTGCCAAAGATTTGAATTTTGATAAATTATCAGGGATTTCTCTGTTTGCGGTAGCAATGGCTTTAGCGAAATCACTAATGAGATTAGCTTTATTGGTTAATTGATCGCTAGGGTTGATTTCGTTAATAGATGCAATATAGTCTTTTAACCTACCAAATATTTCGCTGGCTTTTTCGTCTGGTGCTTTGGTGACAACTTCATTGAGGCCACTAGCAAAATTCTTGAGATTTTCAATGTTCTCTGGGGTTATTTTATCAAACTTGACATTCTTCATTTCAGAAGAAATACCGTTGATAGTTTTTGCTAGGCCAGAAGAACTTAACTTTGACAAACCTTCTGGATATTTAACTAAAACGTCGAGAATATCTCCAACAGACATAAGAGAATTGGCCTTTGCACCAAGACCTCTTACATTGGAAAATAAATCAGTTAAAGAAGAAGAAAACTGGGCGAGCCCTGCGGAAGACGTTGGCTTAAACTCAAAATTGGCAAGTTGCTCTAGCAATGGAGATTTTGAGGCTTCCGATATTGACTTAAGCGATTGATAGATAGTGATAAATTTCTGAGTTTCTGGAACTTCTTTTAAACTGGCGGCCAAAGTTTTGGCTTGCTCAGAAAGTTCGGAAACAAACCTCTGAATCTCAACAGACACTCCATTCCCAGTTTTTGAGGTATCATCTGAATATGTTGACATGGTAACCAATATTGGTCTTTGCCCAACATGCTCTTGAACCGCCTTCAACATTCCGTCCGACTGTTGTATTAACTTATTTTTAGCCTCTTCGAGTTTAATTGGTACTGTTATGGTTCCGTCTTCAATTTGAAATAAATCTGTTTGAATAAAACCATTAGCCTTGTTTACAAAAGCTCTAGTTTGCTCTGTAATCTCCCCATATTTTTGAGACACAACATTAGATGCTTCATCTAAGATAGTAGCAATATCTTTACCCAAAACACGAACACGATCAAAATTAAATAATTTTGTATCAGAACTCTTACTGCTTATTTGCTCAATCACATTATTGATTTCAACTATTCTTTGGGCTGTTTCTAACTGTTTTGAATTAAGATCTATCAAAGTTTTACTTATTTCGTTTGCCTTTGACGGGACATCTGTCTTTTCTAATTCTTTTTCAGCAATGGTGACCTGCTTTTGGATGTCAACAAGCTGTTGATATCTATATGTTAATTCTGCAACCGCTTTATCTTCACCATTTTCTTTCACCCAATTTTTAGGATTGTAATACCAGCCATTACCACGCTCAGATTTCGCTTTATATTTTTCAATTCCGCGAAGTCTTTCAATAATCCTATCTAATAGTTCCTCATCATCGTCAAGACCAAGATCTATGGTTGGTATTGCACCATAATTCTTAAGAACACCTAACGCATCTCCAAATAATTTGTGAGTGTTTTCAAGCTTTTTTTCGATTTTATCAATGTGATCCGCAAATGCGAGCGTTCCATCTTCGTTTTTTAATCCTTCTATGGTTTCGCCCATTTTAACGAAAGAAGACGTTGTTTTGTTGATCTTATCATCCAAAGCAATTATTTTGGCATCAAAGCCTTTTATCATCTCTTCGTTATTTTTTGCAAAATCCTTAAATTCCTTTCTACCTATGGCCCCTATAGACTTAACAGTTGTCTGGATAGTGTCGGTCATGGTAGAATACTGGTCTTTTAAAGTCGCTACCTCTTCTTTTAATTCATCGGTGAGACCAAGACGCTTATCCATTTTATCCCACTCTTTGAAACGACGGTTAAATTCCGTGAACATTTCATCGAGAGATTTCATATAATCAAACTCTACACCTATTTTTGCTGGCATTTCTTCACCTCTCTTAAACTAAATTAAAAAAAAGGCTCCGTAAATGCCAGAGCCTAAAATCTAAGTATGCTATATCTAAAACTTTTTGCATATCGTTCCGCTTGTGGAACCTTATCTTGTATGTTTTTCTCGATAGCGTTGCAATATTCACCCATATATTTTTCTGTTTCTATATCACTTTTGATATTCAAAGATTTATTTCCATGATATCCATCTAAAAAATGCCTCAAAACATTGTCTGGCGTATCATAATAATCATCATACATGTTTTCCGACGAAATATCTATGCCGCCATAAAATCCATCCGAAGTAGGATGAAGTTCAATATTAAGAGATTTTGGGAGTCCCGGCTCCATACCTCTATCAGCATGGCGAACATATTTTTTGGGTGAATATTCTCCATAAAATTTATCTATTACATATTTATATTCTCTTTCAAGATCATCAGCGGATTGTTGCGCCAAATTAAATGCTACACGATTTGCATAATTAGCCAAATCTGCCTTTAAAATTGTAGAAACATTGAATGAAAATGCATTACTCATCGGACTCACCAATTTTCTCTGCAAATTCTTCTTGGTCGAGATTCTCCGTGTTGTTGGCAATAACACTAATCACATTCGACAACTTGTTAATCAAATCGCTAAAATATGCATGTGGTTCATATTTGTTCGTCATTGCGTCGTTACTAACCATATCAAGAACAGTATTAAATTCAACCAATTCCTTCTCAGGGATTTTCGCAAATATCTTTTCAAATAACCCACGAGAGTTTAGAGCATCGAATTCTGTAAGCATCATAAGTCCTAAGCTTTCATCATCAGCTCCATCAACATTATCTGCAAATTTAATGTTAGTGTAAAGACTTACAATTGATCTGCAATATAAAAGATACTTCATGGGAGAATTCATAACAATGTCACCATCTCTCATGCATGTGGTTTCATAAATCTTCCGGGCAATCTCAATCTTAATGGCATAGGAAACATAGTCCTCTACCTTAAGCTGACTATAAAAATTCTTCTTATCTGCACTTTTATCATTGTCATACAGTTTAACTAAATTCTCAACAGTAATATTCTTATCCATTATTCTTTTTCCTTTCTTTTCTGTTTTTCTTTGCTTCATCATAAGATACCCATCCGCCATCGATTTTAGAATAGGTAATCCACTGATAATCTATATTCGGGTAACGGTAAAAAAACAGCTTACGCTTCAATAGGGCGGTAGCGTCCGCCTTACCCTTAGTGTCAATAACTACATCATGTCCATCTGAGTAATGGAGCACGAAATCTGCAATATAATCTATACTTCTAATTCTCTTTCCATCATGTAAAAAACTTGGCTGTAACTGATATTTTTTCTGCAATTCAAAAGAAGCGATTTCGCCAGATTCGACACCCGGCAAAACCACCTCTTTGTAATATCTCATTTCTAGTATTGAATCAAACACAATCCCGTTATAAGTGCGAACGGATTTATCCTTCGGAACGTGATATTTCGTATATCCTCTAGGCATTACGAAGCCACTCCACACTTTCTTTAAGTGCACCGACAAAATCAGTCAGCCCTCCAAAGGACTCTTTGCCACTTAAAGTAATTCTAATTCCATTGTCAATTATTTCATCAGGAACTTCAAGTACTAACAGGGCGGGAGATGGTTCGTTTGCTCCGCTATTACAAGCAGATCCCGTTGATACTTGATAACCTTTGGTATCAAGCATTGTCATTAATTGATGTCCTTTTACGCCATCAAATGCAAGATATAGATTATGGGGCAGTCCTCCGCCAATCAGATGAACGCCGTCAATCCTATTCTCTATCTCTCCTAACAAGAATTCCTTTTGAAGCAAGGAGATAGAAGAGTAGTCGTAGTTTTCAAGAGTTGCGGCTAATGCAACAATACCAAGCGTGTTTTCCGTTCCACCGAAAAGTCCACCCTCCTGAGCCCCATAAATCAGCGGACTAATCTCAAAGCCGTCACGAATATATAGAACCCCACATCCTTTTAAGGCGCCGAGTTTATGCCCGGAAAATCCGATCATGTCAGCCCCAAGTGCCTTTACATCAACTGGGATTTGAGCAATACTACCAGTACAATCAACGTAAACATCTGCCCCAAACATATGACAGGTTTCAATAATATCATCAACTGGCTGAATTACACCAGTTTCAGAGTTGGCATATTCAATTACGACAAGAACTTTCTTATCATCGACCGCCAGAAGTTCTGCGAGCGTAAAGAAATCTACCCGTCCATCCTTGTTCATCGGGAGAGGGCAAGAATCTTTCGCAAGAAGAGCCCCATTGAGAGATACTTCGTCCTGAAATTGCTTAAGGATTGATTTGTGACAAGTCGGACAGTAGTAGACTTCTCCTTTATAACGATTATGCCATCCCTGAATTGCAAGGTTGTTAGATGCGGATCCACCAGATGTAAAATATATCTCAGACGGATCGGCATGAATAAATTTAGCGACAATGCCCCGACTTTCCGACAATTTCTTACGGGCACCGTCACCTACTGAATGCTGAGAACTTGGATTTCCATAGTTATTCAAAAATGAATTAATTGCAACTTTCACATCTACGGTGAGTGGTGTAGTCGCCGCATTATCTAAATACATACAAATATAATCCTCCTAAGTTAACTGATGTTTACACCAAAGATCAAACACATCCTTGGTGTCATTCCGGCGGAATACGAATGCAATAGCCGGAGTTTTACGCTCCGTATCCCGGCATGGGTATACGTCAAGAGGTTCTACCCCGTTTACCCAATATGCCGCCGCTTGCGCCGGATTCATTATTCTAATCGCCTCACTAGCGTAATATTCTTTACCAGAAAATTTTCCTATAATCTTGTGTTCCATTATTATCCTTTCTTGTGGCGGTTCCACATCGTAAAAAATTGTAAAAAAATGGGAGCATACTTTTAGTGAATGTATGTTCCCATTTGGTTTCATTCACTAAATTCTGCTTCAGGTCTAAACCTTTTTGCGGGTTTTCTACGTACCGCTAGGAGTTCATCAATTCTCGCCCGATTCTCCTTGATCGTAATGGCGGGAAGTTTCATCCTCTTAATCTTTTCACTGGCATCCTCATCGCTAAGACGCCCAAAATTATTCTCCGAAAGAATTGTATTCAATTCTTTGCATGCTTCACTGCAAAACATGCCATACCAACTCGGTTTATCCCGATCCTCGGAGCAAGTAGGACAGTAGCGGTACTCATTGCCGCAAAGAAAGCATTTGCGATTAGCACGAGCCATTTGATCCTCCTTAAAAATTTAGAGGCGAGTTAGGCTCGCCTCTAAATGTATTATTACTCTTCGTCAGGAATAACAAGCTGGAACAGAACCTTCTGGTTGTCGCAGTAGGACTGGTTTGCCTGAATCGTGAAAGGATGATTGCCATCAGTGGCAAACGTCACGTCTACGTTACCATCAAGCTTGGCATTCGGGAAGACAAGATAAGCATGGACAAGCACAGTCGTATTGCAGACATCGGTGCCCAGAAGCTCCATAATGAACTTTCCGGCCTTCGGGAAGTCAACGGCATTACCAGTTACGGCAACCGCAGACTCGCTCTCATACTCATACTGCACGAAGTACTGAGTACCAGCAGTAGAAGCGGCAGGGAAGGTGATTGCATGAGTGGACTCATCATAGGTAAACTTACCAGCGGCGGCAGTAGCACCATAGATAAGCTTCTCACCAAGAGTACCATCACCCTTAAGCTGATAGATTTCCTTCGGGATCTCAGTAGGAGTATGCTTCAGGGTCACAGGAGTTGTCACATTCGTCGGAACCTCAATGGTCTCGAAGATGGGAGCAACAATCTTGTTTTCGGCGGAAGCCACTTCCTTCTCAGTACCGTTCTGAGCAGCCCACAGACCAAGGTCAAACAGGGAGTTCTGAGCAGAGAATTCGGCGGCCTTACCACGGTTAAAAGTAGCGATACGGGAGCCAATGGCATCAACGGCCTCACTGGTTTCCATCGTTACAGAAAGGCTAGGATCAGTGATCTGATTAATAGACCACATAACAGAACCATCATCAGTGGATGTCATAATACCACGGATAACTCTATCAATGACAAAATTATTGATATCAAAAGCCATAATATTGATATTCCTTTCTTAATATTTATATCAACAAAAACAAAGAGATACGGTTATTCATCCATACCTCTCATCCAGTTGAAATCTTTTTTAGGTATTTTGCTTGTGTCAATCATACCACTATAACTGCCAGTAAGCAGAGCAGTAGTAGACACATAAATTTGGGCACCCTTAATAGTGTCCATGAACTCATATATACTGCAACGATCCAATTCGTCACTCTTGTACTTAAATCCCGGGTATCTCATCATTGCAGAGATCATGGGGATAAGTGTTGACTTGTAGTCCTCCTTTAAGCTCTTTTCAACTCTTGCTTGATCTTCTTCAATTAAAATCCTCTTAACCGTTTTTGTAGCAGCGTGTTCGATTTTGGGATGGATATCATGCATAGTACGTAAGTACTTAACAATTTTTGTATATACCAACTTATCAATCTTAATCTCTAAATCAACATTGCAAAGACAATCATCATCTGTTTCTAGATCATGATATCTTTTCATTGCGGAGAAATCTAAGTCACCAAATAAAAGCGAAGTACTATGTTGTGGTAAGGCGTTGGCCAGACTAAGAAACAAGTCGTAATCACTTATTTCCTCATAGTCAATGCCCTGCTTGAAAAGAGTATATTTCATGTCAGACGGAATGCATGTTAAAGCATGAAGCGCACTGAAATACTCTTGTTCGCCAAACTTGATAATTGATAATACAGACGGCGGATGAATTGTAATCTTGTCCGTCACCTTGTAATCCATCCCCATATACATTTGAGCCGCATCAATATATAAAGGATCACCCACGAACGCCAGTCCTCACTACATTGTTGATAACACGGGGCGAGCCGCTGTCAGAGCTAACAACGGAATTAGGAGTGGTTAACTCGAAGATGATAGTTCTAGTAACATAATTGGTATCAGTAATTGTCTCCTTGTTGTTGACAATCTTACATTGAGTACCAAAAATATTACTCCAATTGAAACGTTCTCTCAGTATAGAAGCAATTAAATCATGCCGAGCAATCCCGGTTTCGAAATCAATAATATTCTTAACATCGCAAAGAACAACAAAAGTAATATGACCGATTTTTTCAAACTTGTTATATCTGGGAATTTCATCAAACTCAACCTTATAGCAAAGGAAATTCTTTGCCGTAGTCTGAGATTCCGGGAAGAATAGATAGGGACGTATACTGTCGTTAAAATACAAATCCCAATCACCCTCAGTATTAATAGTCCCGTCTGGATTGATTAACTCTCCAACAAGTTCCTCGTTATTTAAAGCATAAAGAAGTTCTGGACAATGGATCAATTCCTGTTTGATTATTTCTTTATAACGAACACCGTCATCATCAGGAAATACAGCATACGAATTCAGCTTCTGAAACAGATCGCTTTTAGTTTCCATATACAACACCTCCTACATAGCGACGATTGTCATATCGATCGAACCAGTCATTGCCTTGTCCTTATAAGTACAAGAAAATTGAACGTGCATTACCTTGGTGAGATATGAGCGATCTCCAAGGAACTTTATTTTTATCTTCGTTCCATCGCCAATAACATTAACAAGACCAGATTCAACCATATCGGTATCATCCATTGTAATAGCCCACTTTATATTCTCGATATCCGACGTAACGTCTTTCTCATGAGAATTGAAAACCGAAGCCGTAAATGTTCGGTAACTTCCGCCACACTTAATCGTATTAGAAGCACAGTGAACTTTACACAAAGCCTTATCATCACCATCTGGCGAGATCCCGTTGATAAAGTAATTAGCATACATAGCAAACTTATCATCGACATCGTCTTTATCAATATAATCGGTTTCAGGATTCCACTTGTCTTGTTTAAGTGTAACCCTTTGCAAACCAAGGGGGCCAGTTGGCTCAATCTTACTGATCTCCCATACAATCGGTTTTTCTAACGGAGCACTAACAACCATTCTTTGGTTTAGTGGTGTTCCGGCAACATCGACCGTATAGTAGATCTTTTCTGTAATTGAGTTCATTGGCAACCACAACTTGGATTGGTTTTCTGTTGCAGTGAAAAGGTAGTCACTCCATACTTTTTATTACGTGGATCGCTAGTCCACTCTCTACTTCCGTAGAGGAATAGATCATATCTTCATCCTTCTCTTGGAGGAGCCTGCCACTTCGGCTGTGCTTACAGCCTACTCCCTTACGGGATGATCGTTGAGCGTTCCCCTCTTCGGGGCTTCGTTGCTGATTGTCCGTTATATGCTGTTTAGGATTTAACCTTGCAGCCTCTATGTGTTTCTTTCTACTTTCGTCGCATTCACGCTTAGGCATATTTCATCCTTACGTTGTAGCACACATAGCCATTAGGATTTCCAGCAGTTCGACAGGAAAAACGAACACATTGCTGTGAACGTGGCCTATTATATAAAGCCAGAGTTATATGAATTTTGACTTCTGCTTACTCCCCACATTTTTCGCTTAATCCTTTCACCACCATTGAACTCAATCCAATGATAGTAGTAGTTACAAGGAAGAACAGAATACTTGGGGAATTGATTACCTAATTCATTCATACAGATTAACCATTTGTGATAAACAGCGTTTTCATCTGGGATGTCTATGTAAAGTCCTATGGGGAATGTAGCGCCGTACCGCTCAACGAAATCCTTCTCGTAATAATAGAGCTCATCATCGTCATCGAATCTGAGCGGTTGAGAAGGCCGGAACATAATGTGGTATTCAACGCGATCCTTTGCCAAAGACTGATACTGAGTTACAAGAAACTTGCAATCAATTTCCGTCTTGGTAGTGTCCTCGTATGTCATACCCTGATTATGTGCTTTGTCGTCATCATGAAAGTAATCATAGATGTAACAGCGCCGAGAGGCGATGTCATTATTCCACGTTGCTTCCATTGCCATGTTTGCATTGGTATGGTTAGTACGGCCTACTATTGGGAAAGGGTTTCCACTCTTTCCGTTTAATTTTGCCCGGTAGGTGTCTAAGGATGGCATTATCTCACCTCCCCGAACATCTCCGTTAAATAGCCATGAGCATCAAATATAAGTTTCCGATATAACCGATAGTTGAAAGGTTCAAGATCCAACACATCAAAAGCCGCTTGGAGCGTGCTCATAAAGTACGGCATCTTCATAGGCTCCATTAAAAGAGTATTCATGCCACCAAATCTAACCAAAGTGTTTCTGAAAAACCGCTTGAATTCGGAATCATTCTCAAAATTCTTTTGATCTACATCTGGATCTTTATATAGCAATAACTTATGAATATCATTGTGCATCTGTTTAGCCATTTCATGGATCTGTTCATCGGAAAACGATCCATACAAATAATCCATTACACATCACCATTAACATATGAGTTATAATAATACCCATAGTCCCTTAAAGTTTTTTTAAGCTCGGTTTTCATGGCCTCAAGCCGAGAAATGGTTTGTGCGTGTGTATCCAATATTTTCTTTTCTTCTTTCCCGCCAATGAAAGGGGACGTATATAGCACAGAATCAACTTGAGGTTGAAGCCAAGCAATTGCCATTCCCATAGACAGTATACGAACAACAAATTCCTCATCAGAATAATCATCAACAGGATTACGAAGTTCGTATTCCACCTCTCTCATCATCGTATCTATTTCGAGCATACGAAATTTCTGGCGGACTCTCGGATCAGAAGAAGCTGCATAAAGCCACTCAATTTCTAGCTCATCAATGTCTGCCTCCGGGAGTTGAGCAAGATTATAATCATTGACAAGCATTAGAAATCTGGAAAAAATCTTCTCAAAAGAGGCCATATGCTACCTCCTTATAAAAGAATCTGTAAATCAGTTCCGCATATTTCATCGACGATTTTGACCTTCTGAATAGAATCAAAAAGTCCTTCGTCAAGTCGGCGCGAAATCTCGGAAGAAACAGCCTTACGAAGACTCTTTGGCATCTTCTCCATTGCAACCCTAAACTGAGCATTTGGCAGTTCTAGTACACCATAGACATCGGCGAGAGAGTAAAGATTGTCGTAAAGATTCTTCACTTCTTTCCACCTAACTTCTTCTAGCAGATCATCATCTTCAATGATGAAAAGGGGGCCGAAAATATACTTAGATCTGGAAGCACGAAGCCCCATTAGATCCTGATACTCAACCTCTGTAATATCACCATAACTGCTCCAAACATATTTATTACCAGTCTTCTTTGCTATGTAGATCATCTCACCCTGAGCAACTGATTTACAAGGGATAAGATCATCGCCTTTATACTCTTTCTTGATAGGAGCCGCCTGTTTTACAACGGGTTTCTCTTCAACTACGGGAGTTTCCTCTGTGACCACAGTTTCTGTCTTTTTCTTATAAGCCATTTTCCATTATTCTCCTTTTTAAAAATAACCCCGGGAATTGTCCCGGGGATAATTAGCATTAAGCAGTAACGATGTCCCAAACACCAAACTTCTTGCCGATGATGGTAGCCACACCGAGTTTCTGCTGATACTCAAACTCAAGAGTCATATCCATGTTGATATCAGGATTATCATCCTCATGAATACGGGCTTCGCCCTCATTGAACATCTTGATGAATCTGTTATCAGAAACAGGCATGAACAGAAGCAGATCGGGATCGATTAGCTTCTTAGTGGTATCTCCGGGAGCGAAGGACTGAGGAATCTCAATCTTGCGAACACCTTCCCAATAACCAAGACGACCAGTGGTGTAACGCTCTTGCTTCATCTCGTTGGAGCGCCAAGAAGCATCGCCAACTTCGTCGAGCTTGCCAAGAGCAGACTTGGTGCCCATGATAACCACATCGTCACCAGTAGCAGCCTGAACATCCTCAATCAGAGTAAGTAGAGTGTCACGATCCAGAGTACCAGTCTTATAGAACTGGCCAGCGGGAGTTAGCTGAGTACCAATCGTGGCCAGAGAGCTATAGATCATGTCGTTGACTTTCTTGTCAAACGCCTCATAAACCTTCTGAACGAAAGCGGCCCAGTCAACAGCACCAGTCAGGAACTGCTCATACTCAGTGTAGATCTTCACGCCATACCAAGAAGTCTTGACAGGGAAGGTCTTGCCAGCGCCCAGTCTCTGACGGAACAGATCATGATGATTGCCAGAAATCTCGGCAACAGTCAGGATCACATCATCGGGAGCATAGAATACGTTAGTATCACCATCATCAAGGTTCTTGATTTCGACAAACTCACGGAAGAAGGGATTGTCACCCCAACCACTCTTCAGTAGATCCTGAATAAGCTCTTCGGTAACTTCATAGACATCGATCTTATGTCTACGCATGGCGTTGCGGATCTGCTTACGGGAAGCACCCTCTTCAAGGCCAAGAACGGCGAAAGAGATCTCACGGATCTTATCATTAGCTTCCTTCTTAGTAAGCCCATCTTCCAGAGTATCTGTTGCAGTCTGGAACATCAGCTTCTTGAAGGCATCATAATCCTTTTCAGCAAACACTTCACGAGTGCTCTGATTAGTAAAATTCATCTTCTTCATCTTATCTTTCCTCCTTTCCTAGCCTTATGCACCCACCGTTAGCTTCTTGTTGGCTACGGTTACGGTCTTGCCCTTCACGGGAGTTCCAGTGAATCCCTCAGCGGACAGCTCAAATACATCACCAATCTCAAGAGAGTAGCAACGAACGATGTCGTTAGCGGCATTGTAGAAATAAGCCTCGTCTCTCATCTGAGAGGTGTAATCGTAATAGGTTTCAGGAACCTGAAGAACAAGCAGATCATTATCACCAACGGCGGTAACCTCAACATACCAGTTGCCATTGGCAGCACGCTCAATGATCTTGCCAGCAAAAGTGTTAGAAGCAGCGGCCTCTGCGTAATATTCGGGTGCGACATATGCGCCACGTCCAATAATGTTGCCATTATCAGTGTCAGTAGAAAGCTTGACATTATAGATATGACCACAAACAGTTGCATGAATTCTGGTAGAACCAGCAACGGCATGCTTGGTCGTAAAATCTAAAAAGCTAATAGCCATAATAGTTTATTCCTCCTAGTATAATTTTGGGTAATAAAAAAAGACGTATTAGTCAAATAGGTTTCCATACGCCTTTTTCTTCTTGGGCTGATCATTTAGATCAAAGTTGACTTTATGTGTAGAGTCAACGGGATGTTTTTCTCTGTAATCAAACAGAACTAGCTTAACTTCCTTCTCAAAGTCAGCGATAGAATAGTTATCAATGTTCTTTACAAGCTCCTTATAAGCTTTCTCATTCTTGATAACGGCGTACTTCTCATCATTGACAGATCCAAGCTTCGCAGCTCTACTTGCTTCGAGATCCGCATTTTCTTTGAAAGAAACAAGATCTGCATAGTTTGCTCTCATTGTATCAAGCTCACTGCGCTCTTCGGCGGTCACATAAACAGCGTAGACCTCAATACGGTCACCAGTTAACGTGAATTCACCATCATTTTCTGTATAAGACTGACGGTAATGTTGTCCCGTACACCAGTCCTCCATAATGACATAAGATTCATAAGCCTGAACACCATACCATGTGTTATCAGCATCGGCATAAACTGCATTGACAAGCTGATAAAGAGCCCATTCCTTCTCGCCAAGGGATAACTCATAATTCACGCTGCCGACAGAAAAGCAGTTCTCGACCTTCTTCTTCGGCGTAGGATCAGTAGAAGCTTCGTCTTCTTCTGGATCTTCATCTTCGGTTTTACCATCTCCATCATTAGCGGGAGCCGGATCCGCCAAAGCGCCGCCTTCTTGGGAAGAAGGATCATCGCCTTCGCCATCGAACACTTCGGCAAACTTCGCTTCAAGTTCCTCATCCGTTAACCCTTCATATTCGAAAGTGATATCTTCAAGGGACTTCTCATACTTTTGCAGAAGTTCATCCATCTTCGTCATGCTTTGTCCTCCTTCCTTAGAATTTTGTGTATGAAAACAGGGTTCTCCCTGATTTTCAGTGTAAGCAAAATCTACAATGTCCGCCCGGCTTCCGAGCATGCCTTCTCCAATTTCAGTGCCATCTTTTTCACTACCTAACAGAGTAGAGCCACTAAAATAGAAGTCTTGTAGTTCTAGGTATCCTTCCTTTGCGTTATAAACAAAGCTATCAACACAAAGCTCACAGGAATTCTTTGTTCCGCCTTTTGCACGGATAATTTCCGCCGCTTTAGTATATTCCTCAGAGATTACAGCATAAGCAATCACATAGGTCTTATCCATTTTCTCATCATATTCGAGGAACGGATCATCCTCGGTAAAATTGCCTACCTGAGCTTCAATGTATGTAGGATCTTCGCCATCTTCACCGAACTCCATGTCATGAGTATGAAAATCCCACGACCCATCATCTAACTGATGTATTGCAGCAAGAACCGGGCGGTTCTTAAGTGAAGGCATCGCCTTCTTCATGCTCTCTTCGGAGATATATGTTTTGTTCCGATTTTGCCCGACATGGCAGACTTTAAATCTAAGGCGGACTAAGCCACGCCGGGATAGATCTTCTTCGTCGTCTGTATCTACAACCTCAAAAGTTGCGGGAACAGAGACGGCTACACGGAACCCGGATTCTTTACTGGAAAACAGTAAATAGTTGTGTTCTTGACAAAACTGAACAAGTTTGTCAATAGACATAACTCGTTTCTGACTCACGTTTACTCCTTCCCGCTACATATAAAGCATATCAGTGAATACCAACTTCTTTTTGTTAATTTCAGAAGAGAATTTTTCGGGAGAATTGATAAATACAAATTCCTTATCACCATGACTGACAAGTTGATATCCAAGACTGATAAGCTGTTGAGCAGTTGTAGCATCTATTGTAATAATAAATTTCTTATCCATTTTTATCCCTTCCTATTCTTGTCTTGTTCCCTAGTTTCAGATCCCTCATCAGACAATTCATCACTATCTTTTTCGGGGGCACCCTCAGATCTACGCCAACTATTTGTGTACGAAGACTGCAAAGGTATCCACTTGTTATGAAGTTGCAAAATATCATTTTCAAGATACATGATCGAAAGACTTTCAAGAGGACTAAATCCATCAAGAGATGCAATCGCCATCTTGTCGGGAATACCATATTGCCCAGATTCCAGAAGCTCTTTCTTCTTCTTTGCCTTAGTATAAGGAGAGCAGTACAGATACTTCACCTTCGCCGGATTTTTCAGACGATAACCAATATAACGGTTAATCCACTTCTCGATTTGAGGAAGTAGCGGGATGATGCCATGAAGTGTTTCACTAAGAATCTGCGCTTCATAAATCGTCGTACCGTTCTTGGTATTGTCAAGAATTAAAGAACCACCTGAAACCTTGAATAGATTAGAGGTGGAATTAGCGATCATATCTACATCGTCGGTTGTAGTTCCCTTGAATTCAATTACATCAATCGGAAGAGGCGAGATAGTAGATTCAACACCATCCGGCAACTGATCATGTAACTTATTGTAATATTCTATGGCAGTATCTACATCAACTTCAAAATCATCAGGATCTTTGGCATTCCCCAAAGGTTTCAATCTCGCCACAAGAAGCTTGTAAATACTAAGTTCATCCTTAAGCGCCTGAATACTTTGCAGATCAACATTATCAATTACCATCTCAAACAATCCAACATAAGGCGGAATTACCAGACTCATGTCGTCAATATTGATCTTCAAACAAATCGTCCGCTCTGGATCAAGCTCTTGCCATCTTAAAGTGTTGTCATTTAAGTACGCATTGTACTTCTTAGAGAACTCTGGATCCCAGAAATCTAATAAGGCGGTATGACTACGGAAATAGTTAAAATCAAATGCAAAATTAAGCGTCCCATCGTAGTTGATGGAAGATGGTTTGCAATAGTCGCCATCAAGCGGCATAATGAAGAAACCAGTGTCGTCTTCATATGTATATCCGTAAAAGCAGTCTTCCCGCCAAGCAATGATGAGACACTTATATATTTCATCAAACAGTTTCATCTTGTCTACCTGAACGGCGGTTTCATAGTAACTGTCGAGAACTGTTTTAGCCTTATCATCCTTAGAAAAACTAGTGCGAATTGGGATCAATGTTTGTGCCGTCAGATCAATCATTTGAGCGTTGTGCTCAATAAGACGGCGATATGGATGAGAAACCCGGTATAAAAACCGACTCAAATTACGTAAGTTTGTAGCATTGCTCAGAGGGTTTTTCATGTAAGTTCTGAGCCGCTCTTTGTTGAATGTCGCAAAAGTTCTTGTCTCAGTTCTAGTGAGGTCAAGAAGCTTCATTGCAACATTTACAGCTTCAAATCGTTCAACCTTCTTCTGGTACTCGGCATATTTAGTCCGAAGCTCAGAGACGGTTAAATTCTCTGCATTCGCCACTTCTAACCTCCTTATTTGCTAAATAGTGAAGAACGTTTTGCTTTATTGAATGGCAAAGATTTAACGAAATTGGCGGGAGCGCCACGCCGCTTCTTCGTGATATGCTTACGCCGCTCTTCGGAGATGGCGTAACCAAGCATACAGCATGTGTAGGATCTATCATCATGAAGCTTGTTTCTCTTTTCCGCACATAGTTCAAACGAGTCTTTGCCACTATCACGCTTAATACGCACCATATTGACAAGTTCCTCTTTTAAGGCATCAATACCAGAAAGAGCAATTTCCTCTTGCCAATTCAATTTTTCAACATGACTGCTAACATTAAGTTCGCCAATCTGCGCATCAAGCTCTTCTTTGTACTTTTCCTCTGTAATATCACCATCAAGAAGCTTCTTATCTAGGTTCGCCCGGATTTTATCAACTTCTTTTTGGTCAACGGTAAACAGAGTAAGATACCCTTTATTATCATAAGCAGCCGTGAAGCTGATCTTATTTTGGTTAAGCATCTCTATCATTGCCTCATACATCTCTGATTTGTGTAGAGAAGGAGACATTAGACGCAATTTATCTACCGCATTGGGAAACTTTCCCACATAGTCGGCAGAATACTCTTTATCAATAAGGCCACGGTGAGTTTGCCCGGATTCATCAACCCAGTCTTCCATCAGATAGTCCGCTATGTTTACACCACCACCACCAGATCCGGCATCAATGTAAACAGCTAGGATATTGCTGTACGTGTCATCACCACCTTGGTTGTAATCCAAGATTACCTCTTTAAGGTACTTAATCTGGTCTGGTGTTTGCATCGGGGTTCGACGTTTCTTCGCTACATCTGCTAAACAAATGCAGTTTACAATCCTAGCTCTTGTATCCGTAATACCATGCCCCATATCAACCTCGTACTGTTCACCGACAAGAATAATAGAGTTATCCCGACTTCTTGCGGGGTCGTAACAGATGATAAATTTCTTATCACCCGTATCATTATAGAGCAACGGTTTCCTAACCTCTTCATTTCTAGCAATTACACCACGACGAACAATAGCATCCACCCCGGCATCCGTAGTGAACTGACAGTAATACTCACGCCGAGCCTTTTCAGGGTTAGTTGCCATTTCGGTCTCAACAGTAGAGCGAGAGAGCAATGGCGCTATCACTTGCCCGTGAACAGTCGGGGCGAAGGCTACTTCGCAGTCAATCTGCGCAACGAAATAGTTAGGATCTCCCATAATCATCCGCTTTGAGAACTCACGGTAAAGACGGTAATACTCATACTCCGTGGTGGAAGCTGAACTGATATAGAACTTTTGGTTCGGAATGTTACTGGGAAACGTTCTTAAACGGATAGGATCAAGCTTGTTGCCATCACGATCTCGCCCGGTACGGAACGCTTTATTCACGATAGCAAATGCACCGTAGGTCTTTAACATCTCACTGGAAAGAAAAGCACTTTCGTCAAATATTACAGAACCTCTAAACACAGTGTTATCCCGCCGGCTTTTTATCCGGCGGATCTAACGGTTGTATTCCCGTTAGGTCGGCGTAACTTTTCACCCGTCTCTGTGTGAGAGTGGGGTGGTGCGGCCTCTTGGATGGATTATGTTCTCGTGAACAATTACGAGTTTCACCATCTACGCTCTGCATGTGACTGTGATGTTACTCACAGCCTTCCATTCGGATTGGCATTTCAGCTTTCCCGATTTCTTCCGCACTTTATGTTATTCCGCATATTACTATGCGGCGAGGCTTTGAGGTTCAAAGTGTCTACCTCTTTTTGAATCGATATTACTATTAAGAGTTTTTGTCTGTGACCCATTGTGTAACGAATATGAAAAGCCGCTAGAACTATGGGAGAACCCATCGCCAGCGGCATTATTTATTACAACTTCATGCTTGAAAATATACCCCGTAGACCCCATCATTTCATCAATGCCATCATTAGCAATCTTCTCTAACGTAGTGAACGTGTTGTTCGCCTGATCGCCGGAGCCAGAAGCTATATAAGCCCAATAATTGCCAAACAGCATCCCTTTAGACATGAGAAGTAGGTCAATCATTGTGGATTTACCAAGACCACGGGTTGCAAGAATAAGAACGTTCGGACAATTCCACGACATCTCGATCACCCATGCCTGAGCGTCAAGAAGCGTAATTCCAAAGAAATCATCTATAAATCGAACGGGATTGCACTGGTAATACTTTTGTATCTTGGCAATCTCGATGAGTTGTTCTAATTTTCGACTAGACATTGCATAGGTGCAGGGTTTTACATATATCTTACCATCCTTAAGAAGATCAATAGGATCTGGTTCCGAGTTCGTTATAACTAACTTAGGTTTCCTCGGCATCGTCTTCCTCCTGTGATGAGAATGGCGAGTACAATTCAGACATATCAACAAGGTTATCTTCGTTCAATACTCCCATTTCACTGAGGGTATCACGAAGATCGGTATTCTCCCGCAAGAGTATGCGGTTTAACTCCTTGTACTTATCACGTTCTCTGTTTGCCTGAACAACCATTTCCCGCTGTCCGGCAATAATCTCACCATATTCGGACTCATCAAGCTTTAACTGCTCTAACAATGACTTGTGGCTTGCATCCATGACCTGACGCATACCACGGCACGTATCCATATCGAATCCGTTAACCTCACCCTCACGGAGATTCAACTCCTTGATCTTCTTAATCTTGCCAGTCCAAGTATTTTCGCCTTTTTTCGCACCTTTGTTATACTGCAATGAGATACAGTTATCTTTCGCAAGACTAGAAATAGTAGCAGTTAAACTCTTCTTACTGTCTTGCATTGCCTTAATAGTAGACACGTTGTTTGAAATCTGAGTATAATCGCCCATCATCTTTGCAGTTGCATCATCGATCTTAGATTGCTGCAAGAAGGATCTTACGATGCTAATACAACTTGCGGTACGCATCATATCATCGTTAGAGTCTTCACTTGAGTCAAGTAAACCAAGTAACTGCGAATAGAGAAGAGGCTGATCTTCGGGCGCTTCATTCTCGAAAGGATCATAAGCCAGAAGACGGATAACATCTCGCCGATTTTTCTCAAAATCAGCATATGTCTCCATTTCATCCCGTTCTTTCTGCTTTACATCAAACTCCTCATCGTCCTTAATTGTAATCGCCTTGAAAAAGTCGCTGTCTGCAAAAGTCATAGTATAATAGTTCGGCATCTGTATGTTCTTGATGTAAGAAGTCCACGCATTATTCTTACGCTTCCCGGTGTTTGTGGCATTACTTTCACGATTACTAGCACTCCAAAGACCCGTTAGGAACGGCTTATCAAGATATCTAAGTGCCGCAATCACAGATTCCTTAGTTGGATCGTGTTCGACGCCCTTATGGTCAACTCTAAGCGCCACTTTCCTGGCACAGTCCTTGCAAATAGCAGTCGCCTTGCTCTTGACCCGGGGATCGCTAGAGGCATAGAACTCACCAATGTTCTTCTTTTCGTTGCACATATGACACCATGCCAGATCCTTCTTTTCCTGTTCGATTGCAGACAATCTCTCGTTTTCAGACTTTAATTTTCGTATTGTAGACCGCATTTCCGCCAATTCTGCACTGTTAACGGTGCTGGCACGGCCTTTTAAAATCGACGTAGCCAACAGCGGTCACCACCTTTATTCTACTTCGTATTCTTTAAGCTCGTCTTTTAGCTGCTTAGAGAAGGAGCACTTAGGGTGTAGTCTTGCCGGAACGTGGATCTTCTCGCCTGTGCGGGGATCTCTGGCATCATGCTCAGGCTTAACCTCAAGCTTTAGACTTGCCAGACCACGGATAGTTACAACTCCCTCTTCAAGTAGAACTTCCTTGATTGCGTCAAGGACATAGGGAACCAGCTTTTCGGCCTCCTGCATCTTCATTACCTTATTCGGCCCTTTTGCGAGCTTATCAATAATTTTCTTTTTACTTCCTGTCATTTCTTTCATATCCTTTCTATATTAAAAATAGATGGGGTGGTATTCTGAGATTTCCCCATCATCAAGAATTAGCATCATTTGTTCGCCCCGACTTTTCAAACGTTTCTCACGAGTGTAATTATCCCCGGTTCCACACAAGGAGCCGCCCTGAATAACCTTAACCCCATTAACGGAAGTCAGAGCATTGTAATGTTTGTGCCCCATCATGACACAATATGGGATTTCTCCCAACCACATTGTGAGCTTTTGAATGGCAGCATCGTTCATTCCGTCGTAATCACCGTGAACGCCGACATAAAGCTTGCCATGAACACGGAACGTGCAGATTGTATTGTCAATTTCTTCACATACACACACATTCTCAACGTCCGCAAGCACTTTACTGATATGCCAAGGAATTATCATATCTAGCCGCTCATCTGTCAGAGCATCATCCTTCTTCTGGATTCGTGAATGATTGCCGGAAACACAGTGGACTTCTACATATTTGATCTCTGTTGCGAGATTGTATACAAAGTCGGACATGACCTCACAAGCAATCTTAATCTGTTCAATCACATTTTCCCGGTTCGTAACGGCGACAGAGAAATGATTGTTGCCAGAGATGAAGTCGCCAAGACCAACCACATAGCAAGTCTCAATACCTTTTTCCTTGGCAAGAGCAATTGCTTTGCGACAATACTCCATCATGTTGTCCTTTGCCTTATCCGTATCGAAATAGCCATCAAAATAGCTGAATTCCGCACCAAAATGGGTATCGGAAACAATAACAATCATGTCTTTATGAGTTCCAAGAATTGGCAACGCCTCGATTGGTTGATACTTTTCTCGCCCAAGAGCTTCCAATTTCTCCCCAAGAATACCCATATCATAGTCATAACGAGCTTCACTGCGAAGAGAAGATCGGTATTCACGGCGTTCATCGTACAATTTTTGGCGCTCTTTAACGATAGAATCACGCAATTCCACCAGTTTTTCCACATCATCAGACGTTTCGGCAACCTTAAAAGCCCCCGATTCATACACTTTCTTTGCGCTAGAATAGACCTTTCTATAAGCAGATTCAGCGAATTCCATGTCATCTTCACGGAAGTTTTTGTTCATCAACGACGCAATATCAGTCCAACTTTTATCTAAAAGCCCATTGTCTTTGGCTTGACCGAGACGCCACAAGTAGGCATACTCGGTCTCACCCGGTAGAAGAGTAGTGTTATAAATGCTACTCACCACCTTCCGGTAGATCCAGATCCATCTCATCTTTTACTGAAACAGATAGATCAACAACTGCACCATCAAAATCGGATAGGAGAGCAAGAAGCTCCCGCTCACCATCATCCGTGATAATTGAACCGTGCGCTATATCAAGACACCCGACTGCTTTTAGCCGGGTAGTTGTACTCTTTTTGTAAGAAAAGCTGTTCGCCATATCCTTTTCCTCCTACATTGCTTCGATGAGTTCATCAAGACTCTCGATGATCTTATCGGCAACTCCATTTTTTACTTGTTCGTTTGCGTCCATATACCAATCCTTAGACTGGTTACGCTTGAAAACTTTCTCTTCGATGTTCGTCCGGCTAAGGACATACTCACGCATCTGAGCAACTTGCTTACGGTAGACAGCCTGAGCCGCCTCAGTCTGCTCAAACGTACCAGACACGCCGCCGCCACCACTATGAACCATAGCTACGGCATGAGTCATGGTAAATCTCTTATGTCCCGCTAACATAATCAGAAAACCGCCGGACATTGCGGAACCGATATTTACAGTCCAAACGGGTGTTTTAGATCCAATAATGGTGTCGCAGAGAGAAAACGTCTCTTGCAGCCAACCGCCGGGAGAGTTTACCACGATAATAATGGGCTTTCTCTCTTCGGGAGCAATACCGAAATCCTGAAAATTGATCTCGATAATGCGCTTCTGAATCTCTAAAACTCCGTCATCAATCTCATCATTGATGTAAAACATGCGATGTTCTGCCAGATCCCAGTAGTTCTTAGCCCGGGGATCCGGGTATTTATCGCTCCACATAATATCTGCTCCACAAACTAATTCTTCTAACATAAAAATCTCCTTTTAATCCGTGTTTTTATCTATAGAAAGAGGTGGCGAGAGTAGTTCCCGCCACCTGAATAACTAACTGTTTTGCTTAATTTTCGCAATTTCTTTCATGATTTCTTGACGTTCATAGTCTGATTTTGCCTCATCAACCATGCGTTCAAGCCGATCAATCATACGATCCTTGATGGAATGACCGCTATATTCGCCATTCGTGCTCCAATTGGCGCGACCATAAGAATTATTCCCGCCATTGTTGTTGCCCATAGAATATCTTCCGTTGTTTGCATACATATAGGCGGGATCATACATCTCAGGCATATACGAATACATCATGCGGCGACCGCCAGAGCGCTCGGAATAACCCATTTCTTCTTCCTCGCATTTCTCGGCGTACTCTTTCATCTTTATCAAAAGCTCATACGCTTCCTTAGCGGCACAAACCTCATTCGGACTAAGACTGCCTTTGGCGGAAAGCTGATCAAGCTCCATTTCTACAAGATCAGAAAGCCTCTTCGAATATTCTTTTTCCATTGGCACCTCCTAATAAGTCACCGCCAAGTCAGGTCTGCTAAAGTTGATATTGGCATTTTGAACCTGAATAGGCTGATCGCTCGTATTGCGGACAGCAATACTTTCACAACAACCACGCCAAACAGAGACATTAATCGCTCTGCTCACGTTAAAATACTGATCGACCGCTGCCGGAGTGACAATCATAGTGCTTGCCGGAACTGTGGTTCCATCCAATTGGAGCGCAACAGAGATTGCTCCCGCCGTCCCACCAGTAGGCACAGATATATTTGCCCCGAAATCAATCAGATAATTTGCATTTCTATTTCTGTTACAGTTACACCCGGCACGGCTAGGAACCCAGCCACTTAACATAAACGTTCCTGTGCCGTCTCGATGCCTTACAAAACCTCTTTTACAAGGATCTGGCGCTTCTGTGAAGACAATGGCTTCCCCGGGGTTGACTACCTGAACAGCATTTGCGCTGTATTCAGCCATACCATCACCCCCTTAAGCTACACCACAGCCGCATCCGCTATAGTTCGGGAACGAACAACAATTGGGGTTCTGTACCATATACGCCGGAATAGGAGTGGGGTTAAGGCGCTGTTCTAGTGCCTGTGTCTGCGCAGCATTATTCGCCAGAATAGCCGCCGTCTGAGCGGTCTGAGACGCATCGGAACGAGCATTCGCAAGTTGATCTCTAAGCGTGTCAATAGTGTTAGCCATACCAGAAATACGATTCTCGTAATTCTGCTTAATTCCATCGAGTTCCAGTTGACATAGTTTATCCATTACCATCTGAACCTTGGCGTCGGTGTTGGATCTAGTCGCCGCCGCCTCATTAGCCACTGTGTACTTAACATCCGCTGTTGCGGCTCTATTTTCACAGCAATGATTTTGCTGATTCATTGCAAGGGTGTTCATGGAGTTTGTTAGATTGTTAACATTATTGTTGATAGCAGCAAGAATGTTAGCCTGAGAATTACATCTAGATACTTCGGCACTCGCTAAGGAGTTATTGATGCCGGAAATTCCGCTCATAACCGCCTGTTGATCGAATCCTCTTTGCATATCCCCGTTCATGAAGCCACCGCCATTTCCGAAGCCACCGCCCCAGCCGTTGCCCATGAACGCAAAAAGAAACAAGATGATGATCCAAAAGGAGCCATCTCCCCAAAATCCACTACCTCCGCCATTGCCCATAGGCTGAACTGGCATCGTCATGTTTCCACCATTGTCAATAAAACTCATTTCGTGATTCCTTTCTTAAAGGTTTATATACTTAAATTCTGGCCAGAATTAAGTTACTTAAAGAAATTGGCAAACGGGTTACCGCCACGAAAAAGACCACTGTTATATAACTCAGTGGCCTTGGAATATAACTGATTAAATTGTTCTTGACTCATCTGTCCGCTCTGCAAAAGTTCCTGAACCTTTGCTCTCGGATCACCTTGAAATGTTTGTTGAAATTGATTGAATTGCTGTATTAGAGAGCCAAACCCACCCGTAGGTGCGCTACGCCCACCGCTCATCCCGTAAAAAGGATTACCCATCATAACCACCTCTATTTCATGAGATTATCGAATTCTTGTTTTACTAGTTCCGCAATACGATCGGTGCGAACGTAGCCGCCAAGATATCTGGCGAGATCATCCGCCCTCACATAAGGACTTGATTCTGGTTGCGCCACTGGTTCAGGCGGCGTCCTCTTTTTTAAATCGTAGACCTCAATCGGCATAGAACGCCCATAGGCGTCAGCCTGTTTCATATACATCACAGGTTCAGTACGATGCATCATTAAAATGCCAGAATTCCGTGCAACAGGGTAATCCTGAGCTTCACGCTCACTGTTTACCCAAACAAACGTACCCATATTCTCACTACCGTATGTTGGCATAACGATCTCCTTTCTTCACCCAGTAATACATTGGAACCTCATTCCCGGAGTCCCAGCTATCAAAATGGTCACCATTCACAACTGTTACCACATGATTCCCGGTGGCTAACAAGAACTTCCCAAAAGGATTTATCCTACAAAACTCGTTCACCGTGAAGCAATCTGGACAAGTATTGACAATCGGTATACTTGTATATCCACGCTTTCTTAGATAGGATGCCCAGACTGAATTCCCGGACGGCATATCAGCAAGCCGCCGCCCCTCATCACAAAGATCGTCATAAATAGCATCCCAACTACAATCAAGTAGGACAGTAAGCGCCCTAATCGTGCAGTCACCAACCTGTTTCCCTAAAGGGTTAGGGTTATAGTACACGAACACGATTTTTGCGGTATTTCTCGATAATCCTCATGACCGCAGGGCTCTCAGTAGCCCAATACTTTTTGCGATCTTGATGGGTCTGACTAGACATATGAACCATGTTTCCGTAATTTTTCTCTCGAAGCATCATAGCTTCATCTTTGTCTATAGGTATCAAAGTAAACTTCCTTTTTCGTTATTTACCTTTGTTTTGCAAAGGTATGATTGCGGGGACAGGATTTGAACCTGTGACCTTCAGGGTATGAGCCTGATAAGCTTCCAAACTGCTCCACCCCGCAATATAAAAAAGCCCCGACGGTGTGATGTCGGAGCTTAATAAGTGTAATATGTTTAATAAATGTGCCGTTATAGCAGCCACGCACAAATCGTAAGGCCATGCGCTCGATGCCTATGAAACTAACTCGTGGATTTCATCGAATGTTAGTCTTTATATCCTGAAAGTTACACAAGTTAAATTTTAATGCCTGAAATCTGATCGTTGACCGCTGATCGCTGATCTTTCAGTCAAATTCGCCTATATATTAGACAAATGAATGTATGTAAATTAAGGAACATTCATTCATTTTCCCTTATAGCAGAATAATTATCTTTGCTTGTATGAAGCCCAGATACGTTCTGGGCAGACGGAGCAAGTTCACGATTTTCACCATAACAGCAGTATAAAAATCATCCTAGAACTGGATGATAGTAGTTGCGTTCACTACGCTAAGGGCAGTGTCAACGTTGGTTTCGAAGTCTTCGATCTTGCGGTTAAGCTCATTAATTACATCGGCAACCTTAATCGGATCGACAATCTCCCAATCGTTTGCCGCATGATAAGGTTTCGCAATCGAGTCAAACACCTCACTAGTACGCTTAGAGTCATCCTTCCCGTAAGCGGTTTCAAGTAGCTTGTCTATCTGAGTATTAACTTTGTTGTTCTCCCTCGTCACGGTGAGCTGTGCATTGGCAAACTGTCCCTTTAACTCATTGAGGAACAATTTTTCGTAACAAATGGAATTCTTACGTTCAATTGCCTCGGCAACAGTCATTTCTTCGTCACCAACTTTTACTTTAGTGATAGCATTAGACTTCACAATTGCCGCCTTAAGACGTGCTCTGTTGTCAATCAGATCCTTAATGGACTGTGCACTGGCAATAGCAGCGTTCTTAAATGCCTCTTTGTCAGTAGTCCCAACCGTCTTTGCAGAAATCTTGGCAGATCCAACAAGGACAGCATCCTCAATCGCCTTTGTGATCCTATTGTCGTAAAGTTTCAGTTCACAAAGTCCCTGTGTTACGGTCATTTCTCTCATAATTGTTCCTCCTTTATGATCCTTTGTAATATATATATTCTATATTTTTGTCGAAAAAACTATGCTGTAACTAAAAAAAATATTTCTCTCATATTGCAAACGATATTCAAAACCCGTAAACCCGCATAAAATAAGGGTTTATTGGCATTTCGAGGAGGCGAATTTCCCGCTTTTTTTTACAAAGCTCATCAAAAACTTCTCCGGGTTTGTCCGATAAAGACAACTTAATACCTTTATGGTATGAGCTGCCATTTGACCCCGGGCTTCGCTCCAAGTGCCATCAACGGATAATGCCGACAACACCATCTTATTAATCGTGACGGGATTCCCGATTTTTACTCGTTGAATTTTTTCAATGAAATGGTCGTACTCTTGAAAATACTCATCAATTGCATCATAATCGTCAAATCTGGAAGAAAACCGCCTTGTATAGTCTTCAAATTCTGTAATTATTTCCATAATCTTCGTCATTTGTTCATATCTTGGCTTGCCAGATAAACGAACCATAAAGTCTGAAATGGGTATTGTGTTATCCTTACTGGCTCCTTGTATCTTATCTAGCCATTCTTGAAGATGGTTCATAGGACATGTAAGTGTCCTGTCGATCCTTTTCTTAATTGCGTTTTTCTGCATTGCAATCTCTTCATACGGCAATTCTTTTCCGCCCCTAACGACCTCAATCGGCCTAGTGTATCTCATAAATTCCGGGAAATCCTTTTCCCTCTTCATGATTGGAGACTTTTTGATCCGATCAATCTCAGCAATTGCATCAACCTCGTACATCCGCTTACTAGAATCTATTATAATTTGCATTTCGTTTCGTTCCCGGCTCTTTATCCGGGACCGCCCCGCGTTTCCACGGGAATCAGACTATATCTTCGCCGTGTAAATAACAGGCGTTCGGCGTTCGTGGGACAGATTATTGGTAGCCTCCTCACCGTCCTAGTCGTTGAACCTTCGCACCTACGATCTGGCATTCAGTGCGCTTGGCTTCTGGTTGGCATGTGTATTAGATCAATTTCTTTCTTTGTTATTTTTCTTTTTTAATATAGATCTACCGCCTTGACCCTTTGGTATCTCAACGGCATCTTTTACAGACCACCCATACCTTATACGGTCTGTAATGTCATGTTTTGTCATTGTTTCATCTGGGCTTAATTGCGCCAGCTCTGAGGTGTTATACATTTTTCCATCATATTCATACTCTACATTTCTTTGTTTAATTGGTTTTGTAATTGCTTGCTCAACACTCCAACCATGATGGTCAATACGCGTCGTAATGTGAGATGTCGTCAATCCTTTTACCGAACTAATTTGGGTAAGCTCGTATGAATTATAATACTCGCCATTATAAAAATATTTCCGCTCGCCAGTTCCAAACGGTTGCTTCTTCGTGTCCATCGGCTGAGTAAGGGCTCGCCCAATATCCCATCCATATACAAAAATCCTATTATAAAGGGTTCTTGCCTTCATGTTTTGAACGCTACACAAATCAAGTAACTGAGATATCGTATAAGACTTACCGTCATAATCAACCGTATAATGACGTTCTTCTTTTTCTTGCTCAATCGCCGTCTGAACGTCCCATCCACGTCCAAGACGGGTGGTTATATCATGACCAGTTATCCCCGGAGATGCAAATTTTTCGGCAAGATCATTTGCGGAATACTTAGCTCCATTATATTCAATCTCAACCCAAGGATTCCCACCAGCTCCACCCGGCTTTGCTATGTTTAAGCATTTATTACACTCAGAAAAAACGTTCACCAATGATGTTTCCAATTGTTGTGCTTCACTCAATGACAAACCAGTTTTTAATATGTGATGTTCGATATTATTCCATCCATATTCTAGGATTCTTGAATATATATTATTTTGTCGCTTATATCCATTTCCATTATACCCCCCACCTCCGAGCTGGTTTCTGTTTTGTAATACCAACATACGCAGTGTCATCTGGGAAATAATGGACATAAACAGTGTAGTTGTTAATAATAATTACCTCTTTTTTTGATCTAATACATTTAGCGTTCCAGAAATTAACCGAATATTTTTAACGTAACGTCGCCGCTACGCTGACCCATTATATTAAGCCAATACACTTAAGATTACAAAGTCATCATACAGTTCTTGTTCCGGCTTTGTCCAGTAGTAAGAGAGCGCAAGTTGCGCAAGATTGCTACTTTCGCCAATTCCCCGGCGAGATTTTGCTAAAATCGTGTCAAGCTTTGCATATTCATCTGGGTTGTTGTCATATGACAATCCACTCTCTTTAAGAGCGTTCACTATTGTCGGATATTGCAAATAACATGTTTTAGCACATGCTACTAACGTTGGCTGGCTCGTTACAAACAAGAAATCGCTGTCGAAATCCATGCCGTTACAGCGAGACTGAATATCTGTGCCAATACAGTTTACGGCAATAACATTATTGCTAAACTCAAAATATTTCTCCAAAAGTTCAGGGTGAACATTATGGAAATACACTACGCCATTGGGACTATTATGAGGACTGCGAAAGGCACTAAGGTATTCATCGGTCGAAAATCTTTTAGTATAGCACTGTATAGCACCGTCTTCATTTCTCAAAGTTGTGTCATTATGCCAATCTTCGCCAACCGCATGCAAAAGTAAACCATAAGGATTGCCGCAAACAGTCAGGTTGTCACCCTCAACAGTGACTTTTCCACTACGAAGCCGATTAACATAAGAAGCTATAATCGTCTTTTTCTGATAGCGGAACCAGTCACTGTTTGCAATATCTGGATTATGCTTATACAACGCCGAAAGCATTTCATAGTGGTTCACCGCTGTCGAATATTGCTCCAAGAAACTGTTGAACACATCTGGATCCGACTTTAAGCTTTCCACATACTCTATGCTAGTTGCCGCAAAATTCTTCACATCAAGACGGCTACAAGGAAGAGAGTTCACCATCTGGTAACTCATCTGTTGTACGTTACCGAGTTTGCTCACATGGTCTGTTTTGACAATCCCGAAGTAGGAACCATCTTCATTAACCTTGGTTTTCCAGTATTCGTAAGCCGCCGGAAGAGTTCCGCCCATATATTCGACGAACTTTCTCCATTTGATCGAATTATCTGTTGTTACAATCTTCACATCTTTGAGCCGATGCTTAACCCCGAACATATCTTCGACTTCATACGTCTCGTAATCATGTCCGTTTTCGGCGCACCAATCCCGGAAAAATTGCTGTAAACGTGTGCGGAACACACAGGCTTTGAAGAAGTGGTTGCGCAACAAAGCCATACCATTGCACCAATCCGGCAGAACAGATGTTTCTACGAGCCCCATGCCGTCCCAGAGAACATTTACAACGTCAGTTTCTTCCTGAACTACAACGCAGCGTTTCTTGGTTGTTGGCACTTTTTTGTACTGCTCGTTAAAGATTGGATTGCCGTAAATATCAAGCTTTCCCTTTGCAATAGCCCGGGCTTTGGCGGCTTCGGTTCGCTCTTCGTCAAGAACTCTCTCATAGGTTTCATAATCCTCTGCCCGGACAATATTGGCTAATGTTCGGAACGTAGACTCTTGATCCTTTAAGATCAGCACATCCTCTACCGGGCAGAACCAACGCTCTTGGATCGTTGATGTGGTGAGCGGCGCATAGGCCGAAAGTTCAACGATCTTCACGTTATGCTCTGGCAGTCGTGAGTGGATGCCCATCGTGAGCCACTCTATTGCGGATTCATAGAGTTCCTCACGAATGAACATTACTTGCCCCAACTTTGCCTTTGACGCATTACGTTCAAGCATTCTGTAACGAATAATATCTTGGCGGACGATCTCGCCCTTCTTGTTCCGCTTGGTATAAGTGACTGGAACTCCCTCACGGTAGAAGAGGGCTCGAATTTCGTCCTTTGACATCTTTCGGTATTTATAGCGGTTTTCATCAACCTTCTCTAACAGCTTGGTGAGATGTTCCCGGGCGGGATCAGTGGTTGCCTCACTAAGCATTTTTTCAACATGGCTACGTTCTTCTTCATAACTACGACTGCCGAAATCGAAGTCCAGACAGATAATGTCTCGGGTTGATTCTCCGTGCCAGACCTCCATTCCGCAATGCTCGATCATGTGGTGGCTGAACAAGCTATCGCTTAAAACGGCGTCGATGTAGTCGTAACGATCTCGGATACCGAGATTGTAGCCATATAACGTCCCGGCTTTGATCGTCTTAATCTTTATCCCCGCTGCGCTTTTCAAGCGAGAACCTCCGAAGCATACCCGTCGTTTGTGGTGTAATATATATGACGAATACCAGCTTCCCGGATTGCAGCCATACAAGCTCTGCAAGGACGAGCCAAGCCATAAGGCTGGTCATGGCGTTGGCGGTAAATATAAAGTTTAATGCCCCGACCATCCGTCGGCGGCAAAGAATTGAGGCACATGATCTCGGCGTGGAGAGAGTGGTTGATTTTTCCGACACCGGGAGCCTCAGTTACATCACGGAATTTGTTAAAATGTTTCTGTGCAGGGTGAGTTTTCGTGGTGTTAAATCCCACAGATACGACTTTCCCGTGAATGGTGGCAACGCAACCTACACTGAATTTGCGGTAATCAGAGAGAGTTGCAACAGATGCCGCCCGGGAAAAGCCTTTTCTGTCAGACTTGGAGATCACTCCCCTGGTTCCTCCCATTCTGGACGAATGGTTCCGTCCGGGTAGAAAACTTCCGGGTGGCGCTTCTTGATGTTTACGATCATGCAATCCATGAGCAGGTTGTAAAGATCTTTGGTATCTGCAAGGCGAACATCTGTTCCGTCCACTTTGACGACACCGGGCTTCCACTCCCGCCCGAAATTGAGCTCGTAAACGAAGTAGTCGATCCAATCATCATCATCCCGGAAGATCTCGGAAAGAACCTCAATCATGGTTGCGTCCCAATCGCCGGGAACAAAAAAAGTTGTACGAAAAACCTCGTAACAATCTTTCTCAAAATCGTACTGCTTCTTTAAAGCGTCAATGCACTTGGTAAATAGTTCCTCCGAAATCACTTCGGCATCACCTCCATAAAGTCGTTTACATGACCCCAAAAGACGTTGTTGTGAAGCAACATGTTAAACAGGCGATCACACTTTGTCTCGATGTCCAGCGACGAAGCCGTAATGGTCTGTTTGTCGATGTTGTAGAAATACTCCCCGCCGTCCGGCATCTTTTTGTGAAGTCTTAGGTCTATGGTATAAGACAGTTCGCCGGGAATAGGGTGGTAAATCATGAGGGCTTCGCACAGCTTATCCCCGTCACGATGAAAAACGTCATAGCAGAGCACTCTGCCTAGGTCACGATGTTTGATGTAACTCATTCAAAATCTCCTTCTGTTTGTTGGTTGTTCTCGCAATCTCGTATTGCGACGAGAAGAGAACAGTAGTTGTCAAATATAGCGGTAAGCCGGATTTTCTCCGAGTATTTCCCCGGAAGATAAGGCTCTGTCGAAAAATCGTCCAGTGAAATTTCGCCGCTATAAAGTTGCTTAACAGTCACTTTCTAGCTTTAAACTCCTTCCTCTCGGTATCTCTACCGGGAATTACGTGGATGGGTCTTATATATTGTTCTCTCTTTTCGAGAAAAAATCTGTGCTGTGAACACAAAAAATATTCGAGTATTTGAACTATGACAGATATGTTAATCTGGAAGGAAAATGAAAAAGTTTCTTCTATGTGAAATTTTTATATTATATTATATATAGAGTCATAGTAGAGTAATAAATATATATTATTAATACTTAGAGTATATAATATTTATATTATTAATAATAAATACTTAGAGTATAATGTTAATATATTATATAATTAATATATTATATTAATACAGTATTATATATTATATATAATAATATTATATATTATAAATATTATATATAATTTATATATTATATAACATATATTATATTATTAATATATAGTGTTTAATATATAATAATAGATATATAAAATATAGTTTATAATTAAAGACTATTACGAATGTAATGAGTAATAGTCTTTAATTTGAGAATATATTACGAACGAAGTGAGTAATATATTCGAACTATACTTAGATATTAATATATACTTATCTTTGTCTATATATTTATTATATTATAGATTAATAATATATATAATATCATAGTATTATATTATATATAATAATTAGATATATAAGCATAATACCGTTATATAATAATAAAATAGAACATTATAATATTATATAAGTTTATGTATTATTGTTGTTATATATTTATATATATAATGCTTAAATGCTGTTATTATTCATACAGTCAGTTATATAGTTCCGTGTGCGGGAATGTAATGGCTTTACATAGGGTTACGGTGCACACGGGCGTCTACCGCCTACGGCGTTATACGCAAATGCTGTTTTTAGGCACTTCTTTTGACTTCACGTCAATCAGGATCTTGGCTCTTAACCCCCTTCGGGGGCTGCAAAGGAAAAAGGGGTGAGAGCGGATAGTTGAGACTAACCGGAAAATCTCGGCGCCGAAAATCCGGGGAGGGGAAACCAACAACTATCTATCTTTCTCATTGCAGATTTCTTTGCCCGACAAGCCAGAGCGCTGGTTTATTAATTGGTACTACCAACCGATTAAGCCCGGCCCATATCTGGTCGGCGAAGTATCCCAGCCGCCGGGCGCTATTTGAAACGCCGGGTAAGAGACCACATACCTGAATTTGCCGGAAGTTTACTGATACCCCCCTACCCCATCTTTCTCATTGCAGATTTTTTCTTCCTACGAAATCTAATAAAGGTTCAATAAAGATCTGCTCCCGGCCACAAGCCAGACCAAAACATACGCCTCCCGCCAAGACCTTAAATTACGTCCCGAACTAAGCTTCGAATCCACTACTTTTCGGCGTGACGTTCGGCGGCATCAATAAACAAACATATTTTCTCATTGCAGATTTAAAGGGAGAGCCAAAACAGTGGTGGAGATTGTAGTCTGTGAATGAATGAAAGTGTTGATTATTTCCCGCTAGGTTTACGAGTTACGCCCGGGAATGAGATTTCTAGTCCATGAGGTTTCACCGGGCGTTGAAAGAGAGTGGTTAGAAATTACCTTCAGAACTTTATCTTGTAGTATACATGTAGTTTCTCTATGTAGAATATGAAGATGGTGCAAATGCACAATGCAAATGCACAAACCGTAGATGTTTCATGAATTAGTTATTCTCTAAAGTCGGTTACATAGCAGCTTCTGAAAGTGAATACTTAGGATTTCAAGTGATGCGCTGAATTTTGGTAACGAATTATGAGGTTACGGCAGCGCATAAAAATGAGCCACAATAAAGATATTATCGGCAGATTTTCATATTGTATATGGAGAAAGTCTTAATTTGGCTGTTTTTCATATGAAGTATGGTGTAACTGTTGACTTGGAAATGACTACGGAAATAGTAAAAATGCCATTTTTGTTTGGTTAAATAAGTTATGATAATATTTAATTCCGATATGTCAATTTTTCGGCAAGTTGATATTGCTGGAAGTTGGCGTATGCGGATTTTTTTATGTGGTTTATGACATGCCCCCTATGGGTTAAAGTTCGTTTTTCTTTATTGGGCGAAAGCGAAGTTGGAATTGGTGTGGTATGAGGATTGACGATATGAGTTTTGGGTAAATTTTGGCGATGTTGAGTATGTGTTGGTGAGAATTATTTTTGGAAATGTTTTGATGGGCTGGTGATTGGGGTTGTGACTATTGGTGTAGTTTATTGATAGGGGAGGGAGGGTTGATTTTACTGGGGTTGAGGGGAGGTAATGGGGATTTTTAGGGGAGTGTTTAGGAGGACTAACTGCGCCGGTATAGCTAGGTATACCCTGGGGGAAAGTTTGAAAATACCCCCCGTAAAGCCTTATAAAATGGGGCTTTAATCCATACCTAAATTGCAAAAAGGTACTTCCCATGGGTTTTCAGAAAACACGTATTTTCAGAACATTGTTTTTTGGTACGTGAAAATGGGTATGATATTGTCCCTATGGAAACATTGTAAACGGATCACAAAAAACTGAAGCACAAACATGCGGGGATGAAAAGCCCCGCCAAGAGGAAACTACTCCCGGGAGCGGAACAGGCAACATAAGTTCCGGTCTATGCCAAACGGGCACAAAGGAATACCTCGGAGCAAATGAAGAAAGAAGGAAAGAGGGAAAAGCTCTTTCCCGCGAAAGAATGAGAGACGCGAAGTTACGGCTTGCGCGGATATCGTCTCATTTGTCATAGGTTTACGGGCCTATGAGATAGCGGGAAGGCGCGTAGTACTTCATTCGTTCGTTCTTCCATATAGAGACAGAATACCGAAGTATGCGAAGCGCGGTAGGATATCATCCGTTCACGCCTCCAATTGGATATTTGCCATGAAGTACCTGCGGGCTTATTACAGCCCGGCGGGGAGATAGCGAAGAAGAGGTTGGAGCTATTGCGGGGCTTGATCCTTTTGCGGGAGACGCGCGGAAGCATACGGAGGGAATCGGGCTTCCCGTATGGACGCAAGCCCGGATCTGTGAATGAAGGGGAAGCGCGAAGAGCCCGCGCAAGCGGAGGGAGTGCAAGCCTCCCTTCCCCTTTTCCAGCCTTCATAGGGGAGGCGGAGACAATACGATACCCGCGAAAGAGGCGGGAGAAAGAAGGAAAATATGAAGAAGAACACCACCAACAACACCAACACCACCACCAACACCACCAACACCAAACGGAGCGAAGCCTCCCGAAAAGGATGGGAGACGCGGAAGCGCAAGGAAGCGGAAGCGAAGCGCATGGAAGCGGAGAAGAAGGAAGAGGAAGCCCGCGGGAAGTTTGCGGAGGAGAGAGTGAAAGAGGCGGGAGGAGATACCGCGGAAGAAAGAACCGCCTCCCTCTCCGTTCTCATAGAGGAGAAGCGCGCGGAGGAGAAGCAGGAGCGCGCGGAGAAGAAGCAGGAGCGCGCTATTGATAGGTGTCCCGCTCCCATTCGGGAGAAGGTGGAAGCTCTCCGCGCGGAGTTTTTCGCGGAGAATAAGAAGCGGGAGGAGCTCCTCCTAAACCTCCGCGAAGAGCGCGGGGCTTCCTTTGGAAACGGGGAGCGGATAGACTGGTTCGAAGCGCGGAGAGCTTCCGCCTTCCGCGTACTCGAGTACGTGAAAGCTCCCGTTTGGAAGGAAGCATTGAAGGAAGCCTTCCGGCCGTTCATTGAAAAGGCGGAGGGAGACGCGGAAAGACTCCGGATTGAAGGCTATAACGCGGAGGAAGAAGAGGAGAAGGCGGAAAAGCTCCACGGGCTTCTTCGGGACGTGATGCGCGAAGAGTGCACTTTTAAGTTCACGAGTGAGGAGAAGGCTTCTTTGAAGGCTTACGGGGAAGCGCGGACACATACGGATCGCGCGGAAGCCGTCGCCCGCTTTATTGAAGCTCTCACGGGGCTTAATCTCCGAGGCAATACATTTATCGCGGAAGTTCTAGCCTCCGCAGGGTATGAGCGCGGGGCTTCCTCCCGCGCTATCACGGGAAGCGGAGCGCGGGAAGCTCTCCGCAAAGCCAAGGCTTCCGATATCGGAAGCATTATCTTCGGTCGGCTTCTCCGCGCTATGCTGAAGGCGGGAACAATTAAGCCCGCATATGTACCTAGTGAGCTTCGCGCGGTATGTTCCGAGAGGAAGAAGAAGCACTAGTCAAGAAAGCCTCCTCCGGGAGGCTTTTTTTATTGGAATTTTTTGCCCTCCTCCTGGAGGCTTTTTTTATTGGAGAAAAAAACTATGGAAAAGATTTTGCGGTTAATCCAGGACAAAACCCGGACTCTCATTGTCCGGGATTCTTACCGTGTCTTATACACGGGAACAGTAGACAAATTCGAGAGGATGAAAACTCCTCTGAAAAAGTGTGCCAAACGGCACGTAACGGGACTACTTAGTGACTATGGAACCATCATAGTTACTGTCTATTAGTTCAGTTCGCGCTATATGTAGCGCGTAAGGGAAACAGGCCGAGTCTGGCCAAAATTAAGAAAGGGGTAAAAGAAATGAGAAAAAATAATCGGGATCATGAGGAGAAAAGGCGGTGCGCTAACTTCTGGTTAGATCTTCGCCAGAGTTCCGCGTTCTTCTCTTTTGTGGAGGAAGAAGAGGAGGAGGCATGGGAGGAAGAAGAGGAAGAAGAAGAGGAAGAGGATCTCTTCTCCTGATCTTGAATTCTAGATCCGTCAAAATTCAGAGGCCGGATTATTACATTCGGCCTCTCTTTTAGTGTAGTGAAAAAGTCCCTGATTGCCTAAAATCGGGGGCTTTTTTAGTGCACTAAAAAGTGTACTGGGAACAACAGGACTCGTATGTCCTCAAAACACGTGCCCGGCGAATCCGGGAGAAAGGAGCCATTATGGCAAGAAAGAGCAATCTGTCTAACACTGCAAAGGAGGAAAAGAACATGAAGAAAGCAAGCGCCACAACTGCCACCACCACAAACAAGAAGGAGGAAAAGAACATGAAAAAGGCCGTAAACACTGTAACCATTAACGGGGTTCAGATTCCCCTGACCGAGGGACAGGCAAACTCTGTCCTTGCTCTCCTGCTGGCCGGGGCCGGGAGTGCAACGCCAGAACAGGCAACGGAGGAGGCCGCACCCACGCCTAAAAAGGCGGCAACACGGAAGGCCGCTGGAAAGAAAGCGGAGCCTGAAAAGGCGAAGGCTGAAAAGAAGGTAGAGGACTTCTCTGCCTTCGCTGTGAAGGCGGACGGGAACCATCTGTCCTTTACTTCCCCGGACGGGAAATATCTTTACCAGAAGGCCGCCCGGGCGGCGCTGAATAGCCGCCTGAAGGACATCTGTAGCGGTAAGGGACTGTCGGTCTCTTACAAGAAAGAGGTCTGGGCATGGGAAGTCATGAATCCCAGAACTGGGAAAGCTCCCGGAAAGACGGTTCTTGCCGGGCTTGTGAAGGAACTGTCCGCCCCTGTTCCCGCCGCCGCCATTCAGGCGGTATACAACCAGTGGGAGGAGGCGAAGGTGAAACGGGCGGCGAAGTGAAAAAGATAATCAGATACCGGGACGGTTATATAAAGCCTCCCGGCGACTGAGGGCGGGGACAAGGGAAGAGGACTGCCATGTGTACTTATCAGTATGCATGACGGTCTTCTTTTTATACTGCAATGTATAATCCCCGATTCGTCCATGGATATATTCATGGATATATATGTTGAGTCCTAAAAAGAGGACTCGTGTGTTTAGCCACCCACCCTCAAGCGCCGGGTCGGCTATTAGAGAAAGGAGAAATGATATTATGAAGAGATTTAGTGTCAGCTATGCATGTGATTCAATGCTCTATACCCGTGACAAGGTGGAACTTGAATCTTGTTTCCGGGCAAACTGTGAGTTCTGTGCACGGACTTGCAACCGAGATTGCTCCACTTGCCGGGCAAAGTCCACCTATGAAGGACTCCGCATGGGGTTCGAGATCGCAGAAGAAAGAGCTGCGAAGCGTGATATTGTCCGGGCGAAGTAGTCGCTCTCAAGTGCAGGGTCGGCTTGTGTATGTTGACTCTAACACACCTAACCGCTTTCCAGTTATCCGAAAATAGGATGGCTGGAAGGTGCTGTTTGTGTTGGTGCAACGCCGGGTCGGCTTGGTTCACGCCTTATCTATGTGTCTAGATAAGGCAATTCAAAAATAGGGTGGTGCCCCTCAATCGCCGGGTCGGCTAATACCGATCCTTTGAGGGAAACGACGAATAGAGGGTGATACTGCCCTCTAAGGGAAACTTAAGGCAAACCAAAAATAGGGGGTGTCATGAACACCCCTTTAACGCCTAAATGGCAGAAAGGGAAATGAGAATGGAGAAAATGTTTTATGCCGCAACAGTTCAGAATTTCACCGACGGAGACGGATGTACTCAGTACACGGGGAAGCTTGAGTTTCTCACGGATGAAGATGTTGCATCGTACATCTTCGACGCCATCCCGGGAACGGAAGAGTGGTATGGTGATGTGGGCCGTTTCCTCGTAAGAGGGAAGAAAGGCAAATGTGGATGGGGCTATTTCGAGGCGTGTGCAGTAGAAATCGCCCCTGTGCAGAACGGAAAGAAGGTTGATTTTAACATGCTTTCTAAGTTCGCCGAGAGAAAAAGATGGTTTGCGATGGAATGCATCGATCTGGATGATGATGACGATGATGATGAGGAAGTTGAAGTGGAAGATAGCAATATCATCGCTTATGCAAGCGAAATGGCAGATGAAGTTGAAGTGGAAGATGACAATATCATCGCTTATGCAAGCGAAACGGCAAAAGAGCTTGCTCGCAAACATAGGAAAGAGGACATCAAGGCAAAGGAACGCCTTCGCCGGATCTACCCGATCTCTACCGACTCCATCCGCCAGACACGGAACGGCGCATACATCCACAAGGGAAACACTTACGGATGGAATAGCGAATGGAAACGGATGAATAGCAAGATCTCCCGGGAAGAGGGAAAGCGGATCTGCCGGGAATACATTCCCGATCCTGCACTTACCGAAAGTCACGAAGATGGAATCCGGGCGGAGATCGAAGAGCTTAAGGAGTGCCGGAAATGGGCGGTCAATGCTCTTGATATTGTGACAGAGGAAGCAATCCACAAGGGAACAAGCGAGATTCTCGTTAAAACCACCAACGAGATTGAAGCTGAAATTGCAGATATCAATGCGAAACTTGCTGCTTTGCGGACAATCGTATTGACTGGTAAGTACAGCTTGTAAGCAAAACGAAAAATAGGGTGGTGTGCCGAGGGAGCAACAATAAGCCCCTCGGCGTTTGAGAGGAAAGGAGAAATTATGACTGTGATTGTGAGATTCAGGGGAAATATGTCGATTGGAGAAGCGTTCGCCAATATAGAACGTGTCCACGCTAACGGAGAGAGTGTGACTATTGTGGGAAAAAATGGCGTGCATACCGACATCAAAAGCGTAATGGATATGACAGTGTTTGAAGATGGGAACAAGATCGCCAAATGGTGGCACGATACCGGGTGGAGCATCGATAGGAGGTAAAGGAAAATGAAAAAGCTGTTCACTCAGAAACTGATCGGAGCAATGCTTGCGCTTGCGTTCGTGATCGTTGCTCTGTACGGGCAGTTCTTGGGCTATGCCGCCGCAAAGGGATTTTACCTCATGGCGGCATACGGTGTGTACCTCGTGTTCGTAAATCATGAGGTGCTGGATATCTAAGAAGGGAGAAAAGGGAAATGAAGAAAAGAACTGATTGGGAAAAGGAAATACACAAACATTTCAAAAAGATAAAAAGGAAATGGAAGAAAGAATTAGTCCTGTTAGGCATCGACAATGAGCGAATGGAAAGCGCAATCAATGAGATGTGCGACAAAGCGGAACGTACAAAAATTTGGTTCTGGGAATGTTATGGTGGTATCAGAGAAGGAAAGCAAAATGCACGAATTGAGGCAAACTACGTAGGCAAATAAGGTAGATCAAGAATAGGGTGGTAATTCTCAGCGCTTGAGAGGAAAGGAGAAAAGAAAATGAATAAAATTGCAGAACTGAAAAAGGAAATCAAGACTCTGGAAGAAGAAGTTATGAATCTGATCACCGATGAAGATGCCAGTGTATGCATAGCGTTAATCCGCCAAACGCCGGAAAGATGTTGGCAAGCTATTCGGGAAAACCCCGATGCACTGGCCAACATTAAAAATCCCACAAGGGAAATGTGCATTTATGCATCAAAGAAAAGCGGTTGGGCTTTTGAAAATGTACCTGAAAAAGTGATCGATGCTGATTTTATCAGAGAAATCCTTGATGAGGACAATGCCCATAGCGTTGCATACGAATTAAAGAAAAGAAAACTTTGGACAAAAGAAATTGCACTTATGTGGATAAAAGAATTCGTACCTCGATTTGGTACAAGGGCTCTTTCATTGCATCTGCCCGAAGAATTACGGAGGGATCCCGACATTTCAAAGGTTATCGGCGATGATGGTGCAATGGAAATGATAATGCAAGCACTGATTGATCACCCTGCGATTAAAAATCGTCTCATTGAAAAGATAACCAAGGAGGGAAAGTAATGTACGAGATCATCTATGACTACTGTGGAATCGATGGAAACGAGGAAAGGGATCTGTCCGAATGGTTTGAGGGAGACTGGTTCGACTTGCAGTCTCACATTAGGAACATGAAGGCAAACGGTTGCTATAACATCGAAGCAACCTATGTAGGCGAATAAGGCAGATTAAAAACAGGGTGGTGCCGGAAATACACCGCCCTCCCTTAATGCCACTTGACATACGTCAAGCTGTGACAAGTCAGCATAGAGGCAGAAGTCAAGGGAACTTTACAAGCAAAAATGGAGGTAAACGAAATGAAAAAAGTTTATAGCGTTAGTTATTATGTGAACGATACGGATCAACGAATTCTCGATGGACATATCCTCTGTGAGACAAAGAAACTCGCTCTTGAGGTGTTCGAAAAGGAAACAGAGAAAATGTTAGAAGATGCACGTAGATATTGTGGAACGGATGACCCTCCTCATGTAAGCAAAACTGAAACAAATTTTGAAATTTATAAATGGTATGCTACCTGGCACGCTGAAATCGAAGAAGCTGAAATATATGAGGAATATTCCGAATACTATAAAGAAAGCGAGGTAAACGAAATGGAAAGAAGATGGATGAATGTGGAGTTAGACAGGGAAACGGCGCCGAAATTCGCCGAGTTCTTAGTCATGCAAGGTTATAAGTTCGAAAGCTCCGGCTGTTATAACCTTGTGCACTTTGAGATCTACGTCAACGATGTGGAAAGAGACATCTGCGACGGGTGGTTAAGCAAGTAGGAGGAAGCGAAATGAGAGTGACAACATACGAGTTACGGAAAGGCCGGGACGATCTCCCGGCTTTAGTTAAAGAGACATCTTGCAATTATCCCGTTATTGACTCTGCCCGGAACCCGGAAGAGATATGGAAACTGATGTGTGATGTGTTCCGGCTTAATGATGCACTGGAAGAGTATGTATACGTCCTTGCATTTGATACCGCAATGCATTTGAAAGGCGTATTCATGATCTCTAAGGGAACGCAAAACTACAGTGTAAGCGGACTGAGGGAAATCTTCTCCCGGCTTCTCATGATCCGAGCCATGAGCTTTATCATGGTTCACAATCACCCATCAGGGGATGTTTCTCCATCTGACGATGACATCAAGGTAACCAAAAAAATCCGGGATGCCGGGGAGCTAATGGAAATCAAATTGCTCGATCATGTAATCATTGGCAACAATACATATATGAGCATGAGGGAAAACAACACCATCGCATTTTAAGGAGGAAAGCGAAATGAACGAAAGAATTAAGGAACTCAAGGCACGTTTGGCAGATCTCGAAGGGAGCTATTACGACCTCGATGATTATGCAGATTGGTATAAGGAGAAAGGAAAAATGAAACTTGTAGAAGAACTCAAGAAGAGAGGGTACAACGTAGAGGAAAAGGAGGTTGCTAAGGTAAATGAGACGAAGAGGGGGTTGTATGTCTCAAAGGGAGATGCTGGAGTTATGCTGTACGGAGAGTGCATGTACGAAGATGTTGAGGAGATAATTGATATGATCGAAAAGAAGTTCAACAATAAAATAAACGATGTGGCGTCGGCTGTTAATGATCGTGACTACGTATTATCTCATGTACGGTGCCGCCTGATTAACAAGGAAAGGAACGCCGAATATCTGGCGAACAAGCCACACATTGACTTTCTCGATCTTGCAGCTGTATTTGATTTAGACACAAGCGAATTTACCGGAGGTTCTTCGTCAGCGGTTTTACCAAACGAAGTCGTTCAGAAAATCGGATCAACCACAGAAGAACTTTTTTTCAGAGCAATGGAAAATGAGGAGATTAGCTATGATAGCCTGATGAATATGGCCACGGGCAATCACCTTGAAACGCCGAGAGAAGCGGATGCTTTAGTTGTCACGAAGGCAAATAAGTATTATGGCGCAACTGCTATGTTACATAAGGAAATCCTTGCTGAAATCTCCGCAATGTGGGAGGACGATCTTGTCATTTGTCCATCGTCTGTCCACGAGATCATTGTTCTCCGGGATTCGGACGTAAAGGACAATAGTGCAATAATTGATATCGTAACGTCTATCAATGCAACGAAAGTTAGCGCCACAGAATTCCTGAGTAACAACGTGTATTACTACGATCATGCAACGAACAAAGTGGAATTTATGTAAGGAGGAAGCGAAATGAAGAAAAAAGTTTACATTGTTGTATACCGTGAATCTATTGATGAAATGACCTATAAACCACATTACATTGCTGCAACGGAGCATAAAGAAGAAGCAGATTTTCTGGCCAAACAAATTCGTAACCCAGAGATAATAGAAATGGAACTGGGAAAGATTACTGGAAGAGAACTGCCAGGATGGGAAGTTTTCGTTAAAGATGGTTCTGATCCGTGCGCTTATTCAATCGACGAAAGATATTGTTTAGACAACATTTCTCGAATCGCTAAAGTTTATGACAATGGCCTTTTAGTTGATGTCTATGCAAAGGATAAAGATGAAGCAGTAAAGATTGCCCGGAAGCTTGTAGATGAATACAAAAAAGGGGAGGAAGCGAAATGAAAAAGTGTATCAAATGTGGAAAGGAAATCATGAATGGAATCAACGGTTGTACAATGCTTAACGAGTGTTTCCACTGTCACGGTGGATACCCGAAATATGTCCCGGCCTCACGGCGAAGACAAATCACGGATGAAGAGATGGACGCACTCGAAAACAGATGTTTAAGGAGGGATGACAGATGAAGCGAAACAGAGATCACAGTGCAAGCCGGGGACGCCAAATCCCGGTAACGGAAACAGAAACCTTTGAAAGGGAAATCGTCAAAAGGTTACGGAAAACAAAGGGGTTTGATGCGGTGCATGGTTATTATCATGCACTTGTTTTTTCTGCAATGGTTAAGGAGGAAAGAGTATGACTACAATGTGTTTTCAGGTAGAAGATAATGTTCGTGAATTTGTATTTCAGATGAGCAACGCATATCATATGTCGATGTCCGAATACTTACGGAGAACATTAAGGGAAGAGATGAAAGGAAAGGAGGATGTATTAAAAAAGATCGGACAGATCAAAGATCTTCAAGCGGAAATCCGGCGGATGGAAGCAGAAAGACAGAAGTTAGAAGATCTCATCAATGCAATCACGGAAAAGAGAAAAGAGGTGGAGCGGTTGCAGAGTGAACTGAATGTAGCGTAACAGCAAGACAAATAGCAAACAGTTAGTGGAAGTAGAACTTGTGTGATACAAGTTCTTTTTTAATTGAACCGGAACAAGCCATCCGGCGTCTAAGGAAAAGGAGATTAAAACTATGATGTATTTAGGTAAAGAATTCAACGAAACTGCCAATATCCCCGCCGAGTTCGAAGAAGACGTATTACGGAAGATGCGTGATCTGTTCGAAACGTATGACCACCAGTGGTCTTATGACGGAACGCAGAAGATTTACAACATCTGGAAGGCAAACAAAGGATGGCTCTGGGATATGTTTTCTACTTCGCCTTACTGGAACGGAAAGGGACAGATTGTAATTAGTCATGATTTCAACCCCAGTGTTGACATGAAAGCCGTAGACAAATTTATTGATTGGCTGTATTTTGCAGTCTCTAATATCATGAACGAATACATGGTTGGACTTTATACATACGGGGAGATTCTTGCAACGGAAAGAAATCTTCGTGATGCAATTTCTTATCTTTCTAGATGTGAAGGATTAATTGACTATGCAGACTGTTTACGGACTATCTATACGGAAATCACGAAACGGAGAAAGGAACTGACTCTCGAATGGCAGAAATATGAGTATCTTGTCGAAGAGCATAGATCAAATACTTATTTCTGGAGTGGAAAATATTACAAGATAGAGGATATTAATAGGAAAGACAAGCTTCTTGATTGTTTCTACGATCTCCGTAGAGCCGGGTTCAATCGTTCTGCAAGCGATGAATTTGCCGACATCGCAAATAATTATTTCCCGGAAGTGAAAGCGGTTGCTGGACAGAAATGCTCCCGAATTGCAGGAAAGATTCTTAGACTTAATGGCATAGACAAGGTTGATGGGTATGCAAGGGAATTCACCGTCTTTGCGGATGCAATCAATCCTATTAAGGTAAAACGTTATACAGTGATTTCCATTAACCCGATTGACTATCTTACTATGTCCTTCGGACATAAATGGAACTCTTGCCATACAATCGACAAAAAGGGAAAGCGCCAGGACGGTGATGTCAGTGGATATGGCGGATGTTTTTGTTCTGGAACTCTGAGTTATATGCTTGACGGTGCTTCCATTGTGTTCTACACGGTGGATGCTTCCTATGAGGGAAACGAATTAGAACTCGAAGATAAGATGACCCGGAATATGTTCCATCTTGGCAAAGATAAACTTATTCAGGGACGTTATTATCCGATTTGTGAGTATGCCGGGGCCAAAGAAGCTATGACGGAAGTGAGGGAAATCGTACAGAGGATGATTTCCGAAGCAGTCGGTGCTGTTAATCTCTGGAAGGTAAAGGAAGGAACGACTGCTTGTGCAAGAGTCACCAATTCTTATGGAACGCACTATAGAGATTATACTCATTATCCCAACGTCAATGTTTCTTTCTGGAAGGGAGATGGTAGGGAAGAACTTAATACGGAGAGCATTGACATTGGACACAATCCCATTTGCCCGGAATGTGGTAGAGAACATCATGTAGAAGACTGGCTGTGTTGTGATGTCCACAACGGAAGTGGCTATGTTCACTGTTCATCTTGCGGAGATGAGATCTGTATCGATGATGCAATCGAAATTGACGGCGAATACTACTGCCGTGATTGTGCAACCTATTGTGAATACCACGAAGAGTGGGAACTTAATAGTTGCAATTCGTTCGAAGAAATCCCGGGATATGGAACTGTCTGTGAAGATGCTCTTGAATATTCCGGCGATTTCGTTCAGATCGAAGACAACCGCTATTCTTGGGATACTAATTGGAGATACATCGACAGTGTGTATAGCACAGAAGACGGACGTTACTTCGAATACGAAGAAAACATGTTGGAAGCCGGATATGATGAGGGCGGAAACATTGTCACTCAGGACGATGAGGATGACGGAGAGGAGGTGGTAGCCTAGTCATCCTCAAGAGAAACAAGGAATGTAGTTTTTGTAAGGGAACCTGAAATAGGTTCTATTTTTTATGAGTAAAAAGGAGAGAAAAACTATGATGTTCTTAGGAAGAGATTTTAGCAATGTTGCAACCATTCCCGCCGAAGTTCATGACGAATTCATGGAAGAAGCATACGACACCCTCCCCAAGTGGGGACACGAGTGTTCGGACGATGGACTTAACGAAATCTGGGACGTTTGGAAAGAAAATAAGGGGTGGATCTGGAATCTGTTCTCTGGTTCTCCCTACTGGAACGGAAAGGGGCAGATCGTTATCAGCCACGATTTTCCCCGGTATGTGGACAATAGCAAGATCCGTGATTTCGCTGACTGGGTGATCAGAAATGTCGAAGCGAAACTTAACCCTGCTAAGATTGGTTTCTTCGGTTTTAGCGAAATGAAGTCGATGATCCGTAGAATTCACCATGAAATTAGCGAACTTGGTTGTTGCCAGAGTCCAGAATGCTGGGAACTGGCTAAAAGAAAGGAGGAAGAATACAATTTTTATCAGGCAGTTTACGAAAAGAAGACGACCGAGTGCACCTATTATACGAAGTCATGGTGTTATGAAGGAGATTATTATAAAGCCGAAGATATTAACCCTGTTATCTGTTGGAACGCAATGATGAAGGATCTCATTAGTAAAGACCTTTTCGATAGGGAAGCCAGTGAGGATTTCGCAAAAGTCGTCAATCAGTATTTCCCGGAAGCGAAAGCAAGTGCTGGAACGAAGTGTTCACGGATCATCACAAAAATTTGTAAGATGCTCGGCGTAAACACGGAATCGGATTATAACCCTGAGTTCACGAAGTTTGCCGACGCAACAAATCCTCTTGCTATCAAGAGACATACTGTTCTGTCTATTAATCCGATGGATTTCTGGTTGATGTCCAACGGAAACAGTTGGAACTCTTGCCATGATATTTGGAAGGATCGCCCGAGAGATCAGGGAAACTCCACTAACTATCACGGTTGCTATTGTTCTGGCACCGAAAGCTATATGCTTGACGGGGCGTCGTTCGTCTTCTACACGGTAGACAAAGCTTACAACGGAAATCAGATGGAAATGCAGAGAAAGGTACAGCGCCAGATGTTCCACATTGGCGAAGACAAGATCTTCCAGATCCGCCTTTATCCACTGGATAACGCAGACGGAAAGGACGATCAGGAAGTAACGGATACCTACCGGGAGATCCGTGAGATTGTTCAGCGACTGATTGCGGAAGCAGCGGGAGCTATCAATCTCTGGAAGGTAGAGAAGGGAGTTAGCAACGTAAGCGACATGATCTCCGGTTCCGGGACTCACTACAATGATTACGACTACAACAGCAACGAGACAGTTTCTTACTGGAAAGGAAACGGCGTACTTGACTATGAAACCATCTACGTAGGACATGATCCTATCTGCCCGAATTGTGGTGAGGAACATGAGGAAAGCGACTGGCTGTGCTGTTCCGATTGCCGGGAAGAGAAAAATTATTGCA